TTAAGCCCTTCCAGCTTCACCTTGACCACCATAGAGCCGATCCCCAAACTTGCGCTTCGGCGCGGCATTCTGCTTGTTTGGATCGAGCGTGACTAGCCACTCGTCGAGGCGCTGGCGAAGATAGCGCTCGCCGCGTGTGGATTCCGTGAATTGCAGCGGCCTTACTGGGCACACCTTCTTGAAGGTGTCCACGCAGATCCCGCAATATGCCGCGGCGGATTTCAGGTCCATTGCGGCTGGCCAGTAGGGAAGGTTCGGCGTCGTCATCCTTCACCTCTCTTCGCGGCTTCCCGTTCATTTGCGATCGCCGTCCCGATCGCCAACAGGACTTCGATATGGGTCATCGGCCGAGGCGGGCCGGCTATAGCCTTTGCTGCCGTGCGGATCTCCTCGGGAAGAGCGTAGTATCCGCGCGTTTCGGGGCTGGCGTTGGTGAGGTCGGGGATCATGGCTTATCCTTGGCTGCGGCGAGGGCGGCGCGGCGCGCAGCTTGGCATTCATCATAGATATCGCGCGCCTCCTGCAATTCGGCCTCATATCGTGGCTTGCGAGCTGGGTATGCCGCGTTCATCTCCAGGTTCTGCTTCGCCGTCGTCACGCCGTCGATGACATACGTTTCAGCAGCTTCCAGCGCCTTCATCAGCCGCTCTATCAGTGCGTCCCGTCTGCCAACCACCTCTACCGCCTCCGGCTTATCGAGAAGGCAGGAGCGGATGCGGGTGGTCGCGAGATCGACTACGTTCTCCAGAATTTCCGTCAGTTCTTCCGGCGTGATCAACAGGTGATCGGGGTAGTCATCCGGCGATGTCCGGTCGTCCCAATCGCAGACCGATTGAACTTGAGCCGCGATTATTTCCTTCACTTCCCCCCGCTCTCGGGGAAGCGAGGCGACATTCTGCAACGCTGCGATAATTGCCTCTGCAGTATGGTGCGGCTCGGGTCCGCGCAACAATTCCGCCTCCTCGCTCTCCAAGTTTGCCGCTGGCCCGAAAATCGTCTCGATCGCTTCGCGGATCATGCGTAGTGCCGCATGGTAGGGTTTTGTGATCTCGGCGTAGCTGGCCGGCTCCGGCTCATGTGCGGAGAGGGCGGCCCTTGGCTGCGGCGGGTCATAGACTTTGATTAGCCAGTCTTCCAAATGGTTGTCGATGATCGCTTCCAGATCGCCTGACTTCACCAGCAGGGTGTCGGCATGTTCCGGGTCAGGAGTATCGCCGAGCTCGCAAATGGCACGGACCACACGTTGGGCAAGCGTCAGTTTCTCACTCATACCTCGTCCCTCGACCGGAGAGCGCCGACAGACGCCAAGCGCTGATTGATGATGGCGGTGCATCTGACGATCGCCTCCGCCTCGTCGAAGTCGCAGAACACGCCCCAGAGGGCATTTGCGAGTTCGTGCGGGTCGATCCCCTTCGAGGCCCAGTAATCGCGCTCCGATCCAAGTTTGCCGGAGTGCTGCAGGTCATGTTCTGCGGGCGACAGGGGGAGTGCGAAGCGGTCGGGAACCTTTGTCCCTTTCCCGCGGCCAAAGGCTCCATGCCATGTGCTCGGGTAGGAGACATGGGCGGCCTGGACGCCGTAAACGCCCGAGACCGCGCAAGGGAGGTGGTGGAGAAATGCCAGATAGGCCGGCTTCTTGGCTGGCCTACGAACCGGCGTCGGATCGGGGCGGATCGAGTTGGCAATGCGAAATGCCATGGTCTACTCCATCATCTGTCGTTTGCACGGGCCGTCGCACCAGAACCGAAGATGGTTCTTCCGGCCGGCGAGGCGCGCGTGAAGGAAACCGTCGCACTGGGGGCAGCGGACGCGGGCGGCGGTGAGGCCCTTCTTGATCATCTGGGCCTTCATCTTCATGCCGTCGGTTATCGTCGACATGATCGAGGCTTTGTTGTCGAATAAATCTCTCACACGGCCTCCCGGAGCATGTCTCGCTGAACCTGCTTGATGAGCTTCCCGCGCACGCGGATCACGCGCAGCACGCGTGCCTTGTCGCACTCGAAGGAAAACCCGGCGCGAACCGCGTCGGGATCCGGCGTCAATTCGCCGATCGGCTCGACCTCGTAGACCTTGCCGCACCCGGACCAGTGCATGCAGGCGTAGAGCAACGCGCCGTGCATGTCCGTGCAGACATAGACCTTGTTCGTGTTGCAGACGCCGGCGGCGCCGAAGCGCGCGGTCGACGGTGCTTTCGTCGTCGCCGGCGGCAGGACGAACTGGCCGACGGTGAGCCCTCCGAATCCGCCGTGGAAGTAGCGAACGGCGCCGGTCATGCTGCCACCTTCTCGATCTGGTCGATGTTCTGCTTGATGACCGTGAAGGTGTAGGCGGCAACCCAAGGGTTGGCTTCCCATGAACCGGCGCCGTTGATGGCGTTCCAAAGCTCGGCGTAGCCTTCGCGGTAGATGCCCTTCCAATCGGGATTGAACGCCCGCGATAGTTTCGTTGAGCTGGAATACTGGTCGGCGCCCTCAGCTATCGCGTCCTCTTCGCGGATGTCTTGTAGCTGCTCGACGCGAACGTCGGTGACGATCAGGGTGAGGCGCGAGGCCCAGCGCGGCATGAAGAGCGACGGCCGCCAGAAGTCCGGTCCCTTAGGCGCGTAGTATTTGAACGCGTTCCTGTCGCCGTCAGGGTATCTGATCTGCGCATGCTGCTCTGACCAGCCGACTAGCCCGCGCTGTGCTGCATAGGCGATCTCGACACAGTCCGAGTGCCAGCCGTGCGCCCTCCAGGTTTCCTTCACCCAAAGCCGGTCGCCGATCGCGGTGCGCAGTTGCCGCGGGATCTGGCCCTCCAGAATGTCATCGGGCTGCGGTTTCAGCATCCGCCGCGTCTGCGTCTTGCGGCCGTCGAGGAGCGCGCGGACCATCGGGCCGGAAAAGAGAATAGGACGGTCGGTCATGCTGCCTCCGGATACTGCCGAACGAGAAGGTCTGTCGGGATCGGCGCCTTGCGCGTCATCTGCTTCATGAAGAAGGCACGGCCGAGCTCGCGGCTCTGATCGCGCAGATAGCGGAAGTTATCCGGGTCGGTGTATCGCGCCTTGTGCGGCCCCTGGTCGGTCTCGCCTCCGGTGATGATCCAGTCCGGCGCATACTTGTCGAGGACGACACGGCTTAGGAGCGGTTCGTAGCTTCCGAAGGTGAACAGCGGTTCAAGCGATTGCTTCACCTCCCAGAGCTTCATCCGGTCGCGGTCGTATTCGGGCTGGTTGGCGATGGTGGCGCCGATCGCGGCATTGCGCGGGAGCATCCGATGGCCGCGTGCAGGGTCGGTCATCTTCATGACATTGCCGATCCGCTTCGTCAGCAAAAGCCAAATGAGGTTCGGCGTCGCTTCGATCAGGCTCATCAGATCGTAGCGCCACATCTCGTCGACTTCGTTGTCGAACACGTCGGCCAACGATGCGCAGAAGACATAAGGGCGGGTTCCGGCTTCCTTGGCAGCCTTGTCCCAAACGATCGGCTTGCGCCAGTTGGTTTTGCCCGTGCGCTGCCGATCTTCCCCAGCGCCCCACTGAACGCGGTGGTATCGGTTCGCCATCAGGTTTTCGGCGTAGCAACCGTCGCAGGCCGGAGAGACCTTCGTGCATCCAATCCACGGATTGAAGGTGTGATCGGTCCATTCGATCTTGCTGTTCTCAGCCATTATGCTGCGCTCCCTGCCTGGCGTTGCGTGGTGCCGCGCTCGACGCCAATCAGATCGTCGAGGAAGTCGAGAACGGCCGTTTTGCTTTCCTGAAAATCCTGCTTGCCCATGGCCTTCATGGACTGGCTCTTGGCGACGTACCGCGTGACGGTCGCCTCTTTCACGTCGACAACGGAGAACGCGTCGATTGGGCGGATGAAGGCGGCGAGCCGCATTGCTTCCGCCTTCGTGCTGCAGACGATCGTATGAGCATCGCAGTAGCCGGTCCGGATCAGCGCATAGGCACGGAGGTGCTCGGCGGATTCGCAAAAGGGCAAGCCGGAATATTGTTCCGGCAAATTGCGCCAGGCATCGTTCACCGCGGCGAAAAAGTGCCGGTGAGAATTCATGCTGCGGTCGTTGTGCTCGGCGAGCGTATAGAACTCGCCGACCACGAAACGTTTGTCGCATTCGCGGGCCCAGTGCCGGTTTGCCGGCTGGAAGGCCTCGCCATTCCACTGCAGCAAGACGGGTCCACTCATGGTCTTTCCTCAACTGTAGTGAGAGAAAAGGACGAGCGAGAAATCGTCGGCGGTAAGTGTCCGGTCGAAGGCCTGAGACACCTTCAGAGCCAACTCGTCGCGTCGGTCGACGGCCACGCTATCGGGGTCAATCTTCTTCGGGCTAAATCCTTCGTACGCATCGCTCTTGGCAACGATTTCGCCGGCCATGCAATACTGGCCGGACATGCCGTCATAGACGACGTCGAAGCGCCGATCAGGGCGACCTTCTATTTCGGCTTCGTGCTTGTCCCAGTTGAAGGCCTTGGCTCCCACGTCCACCGCCCACATGAGATAGTCGGTTCGATAAACGCCCATGGTCAGCCCACCGACATCGGGTGTTGCAGGAGTTCGGCGTCGGACAGGCCCTTCGCCGGACGGCTCGGCTTGCGAGCGATTGCCGCCTCGATTTCCTTCTTGAGTGCCAGCGCGTCGCCCGGCTGCAGAGCCCAGAAGCGTTTCAGCGGCTCGCGGTTCGCGTCCCGCCACTTCGCGACGGTCTCCGGCGCGGATTCGTTGATGAAGCGCATCACCTCGTCGGCGAACTTCCCGACTGGCACGTTTTCGAGTGCCCAGTTGTCGCCCCATGTGACTGTGATGGAGTTATCTGCGCCGATCACGCGCATGCGGTGATCCTCGCGTTCCTTCTCGACGACCTCAGAGGCGGTGAGGTCGAGAACCTTGGCGCGGTCCATTTCGGCTTCGTCATAGAGGCCGGTGAACTGCTCGGGCCAGCCGGCGCGCAATGCCTGCATCTCGGCGCACTTTGCGATCATGAGGCGGGGCATGCGCGCCCAGTTGCCGCTGTCGTCGAGCGTCTGCTTGCCGGTCTTGAAGCTCTTGCCGTTGTCGTTCTTCGCCCACTCGTCCTTGATTGGTGCGAACTCATCCCAGAACGACTGGCCGGCAACCTCGTACCACTCGCTCGACTTCGGATCCTGCTTCCACAGGAAGACGGTCGCGGACACGATGCCGTGGGGGTTCAGCGGACCTTTCAGCGACGGGTCGAACTCATAAGTCGCGGGCTTGCTTGCCGGCCGGTAATCGCCGCAGCGCTGCGCGATTACGCGCTGGCCGTCGCGGCTGATGATGATGGTCATGTTGCGCCTCTCGGCGTTGTTCTTCGAGAAGACCATCGGGATGATCTGTTTCAGGAAGGGGTCGAGGCGCTTGGCCTTCGCCACTTCCATGTACAGGTTGAATTCATCGTCGTTGCAGTCCTTGGCAATCGTCTGTTTTACCAAAGCGATCTGCTTGGACGTTAGGTCGAACGTGGTGATAGCGTTCATGGTCACTTCCTCCGGACCGTGAGAGAGAACGAGCCGTTGTCGAGCGTGGCGCCGGGAATGGCGGCCTTCGCTTCGCGCAGGTCGGCGGTGAGGGCTTTCTTGTCGAGCTTCGGGGCGGGGCTGCTCAACCCAGTATTTCGCGGGAATGTCGGCCTCGTCGGTGACGATCAGGGCGGCCGCGCGTTTCGTGAGCGACAGCGTTGCCGTCGGCAACTTCATCGAAAGCTGATCGGTGGCGAGCATCGCCTGTTCGATCAGGGCGCGGATGCGCTCGGCCCGCTTCTCGGTTGCCTTCCGGCGCGCTTCGAACTCGGCTTCCTTTGCCTTCAGACCGGTCACGAGGACATCACACTCGTCGAGTTCCGCGATAGCCTCCTCGATCGCCTCCATGAGGTTGGTTTCGCCCTCGATGGTGTCGGCGACGAGCTCGGCGTCGTCATCGGCGCCCTGGTTGCGGAGATCGACGAGGAGGGCCTTTGCCGCCTCGGTCTGCCGACGCATGCTGTGTTCGATTGCTGGTGCGGTCATGTCAAACGCTCCTGGCTTTGACGATTTCACGGTGGACCTGCTCCGTCTTCCAAGCCCCGATGGCGTAAATGGCGAGGACGAAAGCAACGAGAACGAAGAAGGTCGCGGTTGCAGTGGTTGCGCGGTTCAGGTTTGCGGCCGCGTCCAGATCGATGTTGCGCGCCGGCGGGAGGTTGCAGTGCCCGCACTCGCAGTAGCGCTGCGCGGGATCGCAGGCGTAGGCGACGGGCCGGTTCATTCCGCGTCCTCCCGTCTGGCCGACTTCAATGCGGCTGCGGCGGCGTCAATCGCGGCGTTCGCGCACGACGGGCACAAGTCGGTGAAGTCGAGGCGCCCTTTCATGCCGTAGCTGTCGATGGACCGGCCGCCTTCGATCTTGAGCGAACCCCATTTGCCCGGTCTGTGAAACGATCGGCTCGGGCCTGTTCCACGCTGCTCTTTCTCGACGGTCAAACCGCAGTTGTCGCAGCGGATCTTCGGGATGATATCGACGTCTGCCATGGTCGCCCTCAATCCGTGTACGCGATGTAGGTGAATTTGCCGTCGCCGAAGCGCTCGAACCGGCCGCCGAAGGTTCCTTGAACGCGGGTCGCGACTTCCTGGCGCGTGGTCCCCGGCGGATAGACACCCTCGACCTTCTGCGAGCTGCTGCTGTGCATGCTGATCGTGTAGTCGATCTTCGACGGGTCGAGGACGCGGCGGGCCTTTTCGACGTAGGGGATAGGCGCAAAACAGATTGCGCCTTCGGTCTGAACGACCAGATCGCGCTCAGCTTCCCAGCCGCACTCTTCGCAAAACTCGCGCGGAGTCGTGCATTTTCCACATGGAGAGTTGATGTGGCATGAGCAGCTTTCCTCGGTCGAATGCTGTTCGATAATGCCCGTGCAGCCCTTGCGACCGCAGATGGCGCCGGCTTCCCAGCCGACTTCCTCGCAGACGATACCGGCTCTCATAGCGCGGCCCTCATCTCGCGGCGGTACTCGGCTGCGTCCTCTGCTGCTGCAGCGTCCTTGTCGTTCGCGTCGTCGAGCAGATGGGCTTTGAAGCCGTCGCTCTCGCAGATCGCGTCCTCCAGCCAGCCTGGAAGGGCGGTTTCGATCCGGCAGCGGAAGAAGCGGACGTCATCGATCTCGACCGACCGTGGTTCTTCCGGCTGCGTGAGCGTTGCGGCGCGATACCGGCTCACGCTGTAGGTGACCACCAGATCGAGCTCGATATCGAGGCCCGGTACCGAGATCAGCAGCGGGGTTTTGGTGTGATACTTCGTGCTCATCGCGCAATCCCCTGCTGGGCGTGGTTCAGCGTGGAGTAGGGCTGGCGATAGGTCGGCGCCTCGAATTCCTTCTCGCGGTTGATCGCGAAATAGACGTCATCGACGAGTTCGGATGCCGGTACGGCCTCGCGCTGGAAGACGTCGCCGTCGGCGCCGAGGTGCCATGCGAGAGAAGCCAGATCGGAATAGGTGCGCTGCAGGAACTCCTTCAGCGCGGCCTGTGCCGCAGCGTCGGACGGGTCGCACTTCATGGCGAAGGCCAGCGATCCGGCATTTCTTTTGATGCTCTCGGCGACGTTGTGGATGCTCATCGTCCTTGCTCCTCATCTCCCGGCATGGCCGTGTGTTGATGTCGTGATAGGACTATAGGAATTTGCCTATTCTGCTGTCAATAGGAAAAATAGGAAATAGCCTATCAGAATAGGAATTTGTTTTCTGGGAGGGGAGAGGGTGCGCTGAATAACGAAGCGCTACGCGAAATGTGATCGCGTCGAACCGGCGTGCGCTTTCAGCAACATCGCCGGCGGAATAGGAGCGCTGCCCTAAATGCCTATGGGCTCTCTTCTGTGGATTGTCATGCCACTGTCACAAAGCGAGCCGGTATGGCCGGCGCCGACGCCTCACCAATGAAAGGGGCGCCCGAGTGTGACAATCCACAGGCTTTCCCGTGCCAAGATCTAAGGTGTCGCGTGCTCAAGTCGCTGCGCTAACGTGCGCGGGCGCTCCAATGCTGAGGGGTGTGTTTTCAAGTTTGCACGAGGGGCAAAATGCATGATCTTTTCAATCCGAGAATTCCGCCTGAGAACCTCATGTCCGGACGCTTTCGCGTTCATGCGGTCAAGTCCGACACCATGGAGCCCGCGCTCCGCGGCGGCCGCGATTATGCGCTTCTGGCGCCGGTAACCGCATACCAGGGCGAGGGGATTTACCTCGTCGACGACGGCCTGTCGCTCGACCTCTATCGGGTGAGCAGCACGTTGGAGAAGGGCGGCGCCCTCTGCCTGTCCAGAGAGAACCCGCGTTATGGTGCGCGGACGATCGGACGGGAAGAGTTCAATGATCGGGTGGTCCGGATTGTTGTAGCTGACATCAAGGTGCGCAGCGAGCGCTTCCTGGCTAAACCGTGAACCGGCCTATGTAGCGGCCAACAATGTTGATTTCGTCGAGCGTCAACTCGCGCTCTGAATGGCGCGGGTTGTCGGAGATTATCTTGACGGTCACCATCTCGGCGCCCGGCCTCGACGTCACCTCTAGCCGCTTCACGACGACGCCACCAAACTCATCGGCCAGGGCGTAAACCCCGTCGGGCGACGGCACGCGGTGACGCGTGTCGACGAATACAACGTCACCGTCACCGATAGTCGGCGCCATAGAGTCGCCCTGGGCAGGGAAGGCGGCAACGTGAGGCGCCTTTACGCCCATTCTCGCAAGCATCCACTCGGGAAGGCGCCAGTGATCGCGAACGACTTCCTTGGAGAAGGTTATACCGTTCTTGGTCGTGTGCTCCAGCGCAACGAAGCCGCCGGCGCCGAGACCCGCGACGAGATCGATCTCGGGGATTTCGTCGCTTTTGCTTTGGCTGGGAGGCACCCTTGCCGGTGCGCCCAAATCCTCCTCGGGTAAGTCGAGGATCTCCGCCAAGCGAGACCGGACATCCTCTTTCAGCTTGGCCGGCACGTTCCTCTCCATGAACTGCTGGAGGTAGGCCGCATTCTTCCCGAGCTCCAAGGAGACCTCTTTGTAATTGAGGCCTCGCTCCTGCATTCGCTTCAGAATCGTTTTTCTCACCTGGTCCATGAAAAAATCACTGGCATAGGAATTGACAGGAAGCGAATAGGAATGTACCTATCCTGATAGTGATAGTCCTATTAGGAATGGTGAACGTGTCCGAGATCGACGCCTTCAAGGCCAGTGTGGAAACCTTCATGGCAGAGCGGAACATGACGCCGACGTACTTCGGCAAACAGTTCGCCGGTGATCCGCTTTTCGTTTTCCAGTTGAGGGAAGGCCGCGAGCCGAGAATGCAGACGCGGCAGCGCATCCTTGAAGCGATGAACGCTGCAGAGGCGAGCGCAGCATGATGACCGGCTCAACCTTCCAGTTCCCGCAGATCTCGGCAGAATTGCCAAGCCATATTCTTCGGCATCCTGATCCGAACAGCGATCATGGCCTTGATCTGGCCGTCGCCGTTCTTCGACATGGCGCCGAACGAGATGCGGACGATGTCGTTCTCGTCAACTTCGAGCTCTGTGATCAGGTCCACGTAGAGGGCGGGTGCGCCTTCGTCGAAGATGAAGACGGGCTCCTCAGGGGTTCCGAGCTTTCCGACACTGGGCATGCGGCCTCCTACGTGGCTGGGAGAGTTGATTGGCGCGCCCGTCGGGCTTCGATCCTCGAATTTATCCGTAGGGCGGAGGGCGGAAGATGACCTCCGACGCCAAGACCATCCCCGACGACGTCATGAAGGCGGTCCAATCTGCTTGGGAAAAGGCATGGAGCAAAACCGGCGTCACGAATGCGGAAACCATTCGTGACGCGATAGCCATCGGCATTCTCGCAGAGCGCGCCCGCAATGCACAGCCGCGCCGGCAGATCATCAAGGCTATATGCGAGCTCCCGCACTCTATCGACGATGATCGCGTCGAGTTCCGCTTCAGCCCGCGTCGTCCCGGCCATAACGCTCTCAACCAGTTGATCACCCAGCTTGAGGGCCTGTTCGGCACCTCGCACGAGGAGGCTTAATCGATGACCGACGCACACGGCATTGCCCGCGACCAACTCCGCGCTTTCATAGAGCGCATCGAGCGCCTCGAAGAGGAGAAGAAGTCGATCGCCGACGACATAAAGGATGTCTATGGCGAGGCGAAGTCGATGGGCTTCGATAGCAAGATCCTGCGCAAGGTCATTTCGATCCGCAAGCAGGACGCGGACGAGCGCGCCGAGCAAGAGGCGATCCTCGACACCTATCTGCACGCTCTCGGCATGATCCAGCTCGACATTTTTGAAGAGCCCGAGGTGGAGACCAGCCCCAAGCTCGTCGCCACGGTCGCGACCGCCATGCAGACGCAAGCGGGCAGGGCGGCACTGCTCACCGCAGTAGACATCCTGATCGAGCGCGAAGAGCGCTTCGACGCCGAAACCGGCGAAATCCTCGACGATCACACCGAAACAGCCTCGCCCTCTCAAGGCGAAGACGAGGCCCCCAGCGACGTGCGCGAGACCGACCGCGAGGCGGCGGACACTCTCGCCGGCGCCAACGCAGGAGGCGAAGATGTAGACCGCAGCGCGGAGCGCGCCGACATAAACGCCGTCGCAAGCGCGTCTGGCCCGGACGAAAAACGGGCAACCGATTTGAATGCCAACGACGACACGGCTGTGGACGCGATCAGCGATGTACACGGCGGTGCCGGATCGGGCATGGCGAGGACGGAAGCTTCTGCCGTGACAGCCGGAGAGACGGCACCTATTCCGAACGAGCGCTGCCTGAATCCGGCCGGCTGCAACTTCTCTCATCACCCGAACAAGATCGCCTGCTCGCCGTGCGGACAGGCTTGGTTCAAGCGTCGGGAAGCGGAGCGCGCGGCATGAACGAGCCTGAGATCGTATACGTGCGAACCTCCAAATCCAAAGACTCCACGGCCCAGAAAGCAATTGAGCACGTGGATCGTGGGCTTGCCTTTGAGCGCGCTCAGGTATCGCGCGCGGTCCCCACCAACTCAGATCAGAAGAGGGCTGCATGATGATGAATACCTTGCTTGTCTGTGGTGCTTCCATCGGCCTCGCCGCCATCGGCGCGAAGATCTTCAACGCTGCTTGCGACAAGATCGGGCGGCTCGCTGCTGAGCGCCGCGACCTGATCGCTGAAAACAAATTCCTGAAAATGACTGATGACGAACTGGCCGCCCTGATCCTGGCGGACGTTCGCGACGGTCGTCTCTGAAAACGAACTGGCCGGCTTCCTCCCCCGGCTAGCGCGAGCCTCCGTCGTCCTCCTCCCAGTCGGAGGCTCGCACAACTTTCAACCTGACGCGCTTGTTCGCCAGTCGAAGAACGACGGCGTTGACGAGCTCACCAAGGGGAATTGCCGGTGACGACGAGGGCGCGTCACCGGCGGCAGGACCGGACGTTGCGGCGGTGGTCCTGCGAAACGGAAAGACTCGGGAGGGACCGGCAGCCGTTGCAGCGGCGCCGTCCTCTCCATCGGTAAGGAAGTTCCTTGGCATCGGTGTCTCCTAAGCAAAGAGACACTCGCACGGGGACCCCGAAATGTACGGCAATAGAGTTTCCAAATCCGGAAAACGTGTTTCCGAGGCAAAGATGACAAGTGTGGCACTGAGTGAGGCAAAAGGTTGGTACGCCGCCCTAATGAACGCTGAGTTCAAGGGCCGGGGCGACCGCGAGAAGGCCGTTCGGGGAAGGCTGGCAGACAAGACCGGCATTCCCGAAAGCTACCTCTATCGACTGCAGTACAAGACACGTGAAATGAGGGATATTGCCGGATCAGCTTATCGGGCGCTGATGCTGGCATATATGGCCTATGAGGAAGTTTGCCTGAGAAACGAGGAAGCGGCGGCCAAGCATCGGGCCGAACGCCACGCACTGAGGAAAGCCCATGCGACTGCTGACAAGCGCTCTGATCAGAGCGTGGGAATGGGGGAGGCTTCAAAGTGAGAAGTTCCTCCACTGGATGCGCCGGAAGCGGCCAAGGGAATAAAGGGCGTTTTCCGTATCAGCCGACGTTACCGTTTTCGATCGCCCGGCGGAGCCATACAAGGTCTCTGCGTGTTCTTGTGGCCTGCGAATTCTCCGGGACGGTCAGAAACGCCTTTCTCGATCGCGGCCATGACGCATGGTCTTGCGATCTTCTGCCGGCAGAGAACGGCAGTAACCGACACATCCGTGGCGATGCGCGCGACATCCTGAACGACGGATGGGACATGCTGATCGTCGCACATCCTCCATGCACCCGCCTCTGCAATAGCGGCGTTCGCTGGCTGTCAGTTCCGCCTCCTGGCAAGACGGCCGAACAAATGTGGGCTGAGCTCGACGAAGGCGCTGCTTTGTTCTCCGCCTTCTGGAATGCACCAGTCGATCGCATCTGCATCGAAAATCCCGTCATGCATCGGCACGCGAAAGAACGCATAGCCGACTTTCGGCCGCCCGCCCAAACTGTCCAGCCGTGGTGGTTCGGTGAACCTTTTTTCAAGGCTACCGGTCTCTACCTGCGCAATCTGCCGACCCTGCTTCCGACACAGAAGCTGACACCTCCGGCTCACGGCACGGACGAGCACAAAGCGTGGTCGCGGGTGCACCGCATGTCACCTAGCCCGGACCGATGGAGGGAGCGTTCACGCTTCTTCCCAGGTATCGCCGCCGCCATGGCTGACCAATGGGGCGAATACGCCGCCCAGCAGTTCCTTCGCGAGGCAGCATGATCAATCCCAGCACCATCATCGAATGGGCGGAGGCCCAGAAGCGCCAGAAGTTCACCTGGCTCGAAGATCACGGCCCGCGGTCTAAACGCCCGCGCGCTGCAGGCGAGGCCGACAACAAGCTGCGCGACATCGCGATGCTAGACGAGGTCATTGCTCTTTGCCACGCGAGGGCGGCGGTATGATCGAAACCCGCTCCATCCTCGATGGCCGCTGCACCATCCACGTTGGCGACTGCATCGAGGCGATGCGCCGCATGCCTTCCGGTTCGGTCGACTGTGTCGTCACTAGCCCGCCGTACTGGGGTCTGCGCGACTATGGCGTCGAAGGGCAGATCGGCCTCGAGCGTACACTCGGCGAGCACCTGGACGTCATGGTGCGCGTCTTCCGCGAAATCCGGCGCGTCCTGAAAGCCCATGGCACTGTCTGGATGAATTACGGCGATTGCTACGCGGCCCAGCCAAATGGCAAGTCCGCTGCGGCTTACAAGGCAGATGGCAGCGATAATCGGACGTTCCGCGATAAGCCGTTCTCAACTGTCGGTCCGATCTTGCAGCCAGACACGCGCGGACCGCAGCGCGCAGGAGCGAAGGAAGGCTACCGCGCCGATAGCGGGTTCACCGTTCGACCAGGTGGATACCTGAAGCCCAAGGATCTCTGCATGATCCCGAACCGTCTTGCGATCGCCCTGCAGGATGATGGTTGGTGGGTCCGTTCCGAGATCATCTGGAACAAGACGAACCCGAAGCCTGAATCCGTCGACGACCGACCCGCCGCCGTGCATGAGAAGGTCTGGCTCCTCACTAAGAGCGAGAAGTACTTCTTTGACCCGGAGCCATTGAAAGAGCCAACCACTGGGAACGCGCATGCGCGCCGGAAGGATGGTCAATACAAACCCGCGAAGGGCAGCACCGCCGGCCAAAACCGTGCGGGCACATGGGAAGTAACCTACACTCCTGACTTGCGAAACGGTCGCAACGTTTGGACCTTCAGCATAGAAGGATGCCGCGAAGCTCATTTCGCTACGTTTCCTCGCGAACTGGCAAGGCGTTGCCTTTCCGCCGGCTCTCCGAAAACCGTTTGCGGTTGCTGTGGAGCGGCAAGCGGCTGCGGGCCGATCTGCGAAACCTTCGAGCGCACACCCGGAACCGTGTTCGACCCGTTCGGCGGCTCGGGCACTGTCGGCCTGGTCGCCGACCAGCTCGGCCTGCGCAGCATCCTCGTCGAACTCAATCCCGAATACGCAGACATCGCCGTCCGGCGCATCGAAGGCGCTAGGAGCTCGAAGGAGATCGCCGCATGACCTTCCTCGAAGCCTACGCCAAGTTTGGGCCCGACACGATGGCGATCGCCGAGGCCTTGGACATCAAGGAGCATGAGGCCGACCGTCTGATCAATGCGCGATTGAACTGCGGCTACGCAGAGCGCCTTCACGCGCGCCGGATCAAGAAGATCGCCTACGCCGGCAAGGAACCTTTCGTGTCGGAGTGGGCGAGATGATTTCTGATCGCATGTCCGCCGCCGAGTTCCGCGTTATCCAGAAGGCAGATCAGTCTCAGACACCTTCGAAGTACCGCAACAAGAAGACGATGGTCGACGGGATCAAGTTCGACAGCAAGCGCGAGGCGCAGTTCTATTCGTCGCTGAAGCAGTTGGAGCGCGCCGGCCAGGTTTCGCAGATCGAGCTGCAGAAGCGCTACCCGCTCGCCGTCAACGGCCACGCGGTCTGCTCCTATTTCGCCGACTTCGCTTTCCACGATGCCATCCAGGGCCGCTATCGCGTTGTCGATATCAAGGGCGTCGTCACCAAGGACTTTTCCATCAAGCGCAAGCTGATGCGCGCAATCCACGGTATCGAGGTGGAGGTGATCCGTTGACCAACGTCATCGTGCTGAACGACCACGTCGCGAAGGCCTGGGAGGCATACACCGCCGCCCAGCAGCTTGCCGCAACGACCGGTAAACTTGAGGACGGCATCGCCGCCGGCCGCGCGTGGCGCCGCTGGCTCGCTCTCTTCATGAATGAGGAACAGAAGGCATTCATCGGCGGCAAGAGGGCGTCTGCATGAACGCGCCTATGTTCGATGCAAACGCCTACGTCGCCGAGATCGAGCAGAACGTGCTCGGGTCTCTTATGTTCGGTGGTGACAGCGCGGAAACGCTCGCGATCCTGCATGAGCATCATTTCGTTCAGAAGTACCATCAGGTCATCTACCGGGCGATCCGAGCGGCCCGCGACCGCTACAATCTCTGCAATCCGATCCTCGTCAAGAAACTGATCCCGGAAGATCAGGCGGCGGATTTTGAGAAGGTGATCGGCCGCAAGCTGCCAGAATACCTCGCTCATCTGATGTCGTCGGCAACTGTCGGCGCCGCCGGTTCGGTCGAGAACGCGAGGAAGATCATCGAGCAATGGGCTCGGCTCGCCCTCGCTAACGAGGCTGGACGGATTTATGCCGCTGCCAATGATCCGATGGCCGATGTCCGAGTAATAGCTCACGACGCCGCTAGGACGATCGATGATGTCATGGCGGAAGTTCGTTCCGGCGGAAAGCGCAAGTCGCGCGTATCGATCGCCAGTGCGGCGATGCAGGCCGTCACGTCGGCAGCCGAAGCGAAGCAGAACGGTTCCGGGCTCACCGGCGTCACCTGGGGCCTTGCCGATTTGAACCGCATGACCGGCGGAATCCAGCGCCGAGACCTCACTCTGATAGGTGCCCGCCCGTCTATGGGAAAGACGACGGTCGCTCTCTCCGTCGCCATCGACGCTGCGAAGGCGGGTGTCTGCTGCGGCATAGTCTCGCTCGAAATGGACGCCGAGAAGCTGGCGGCCCGCGCCATTTCCAACGTGCTCTATGATTGGCGAGGCGCAATCCCCTACGGCGATATCATCCGCGGCGACGTCACCGATGAGCAACTCGACCTGATCGTCAGCGCCCAGGAGAAATTCAACCGCTTGCCGATCATCATCGATGACCAATCGGGGCAGACGGTAACCGACATACGCACTCGCGCCGAGCGCATGCTTGAGGATAGTCGAACGGACGGAAATCCGATGTCCGTCCTGTTCATCGATCATCTCGGTCTCATCAGGCCATCGTCGCGCTACAGCGGCAACCGGGTCAACGAGATAGCCGAAGTCACGTCCGGTCTTAAGTCGCTCGCCAGAGAGCTCGATATCGCCGTTGTGCTCCTCTCGCAGTTGAACCGCGCGCTTGAGAGCCGGGAAGAGAAGCGGCCGATGCTTTCGGATCTCCGCGACTCCGGTGCCATCGAGCAGGACGCCGATGTGATCGCCTTCCTATTCCGTGAGGCCTACTACCTGGAGCGCGCGACCGGCGGGTCTCAGGAGGAACAGATGGTCCGTGAGGACCGCCTGGATCAATGCCGGAACAGTCTCGAATTCATCATCGCCAAGCAGCGCAACGGCGCACTCGGGACCGTGCACCTCTTTGCCGACATGGCCTATTCAGCAGTCAGAAATGGAGCGCGCCGATGAACGGTCTCCCATATTACAAAGCGTACCCGCGCGACTTCATCGAAGGCACGATCGGCATGCCATTCGAACTCAAGGCGGCCTATCGGCTAATCCTTGATCTGATCTACATGCAGGGCGGCAATCTACCGGATGATGAGCGGTATATTTCAGGCCTCCTCGGCTGCACGATCCGCAAGTGGAAATCCCTTCGCGACGACCTGATCGCGTGCGGCAAAATCAAAGTCTCGGGCGAGTTTCTGACGAATGAACGCGCGATTTCGGAGCTCGAAACGCTGAGAAAACTCTCAGAAAAACAGAGCGAAAACAGATCGAGACCTAATAAAAACAGAGAGTTACAATCTCCACCGTTCGACCATACAGAACCAGATACAGATAATACGCTTAGCAGCGTATATAGCGCGCCACCTCAAAGCGATTTTGATGCTCTCCAAAGCAAGCTCGTCGATGCCGCTGCGGGCAAGATCCAGCCTCATGCAGCGTTGGTGGTTGGGCCGATTGTCGAACTCACTGCCGCTGGCGTCGATCTCGAAATCGATATCCTTCCGGTGATCAGGTCCAGAGCCGCGAAGATGGCGCGACCGGCCGGCTCATGGGCCTATTTCATCCCGGCCATTCGAGAAGCCTACGAGCGACGCGTTGCCGCCGGCCGCGCTCTGCCACCGCCGCCCAAGATCGGCCAGAGCGATGACGATTGGGCGCGCCGCCTGCGGTTCGCCAGAAAGCGTTCCGGCTGGAGCCATGACGAGTGGGGCCCAGCGCCGGGAGAGACCGGGTGCCTTGTCCCGACGCATCTACTGCAGCCTGGCGACGGTCGCGGCTGGCAGGAACTCAAAGCAGAGCCAAAACGGAGCTTGGTAGCATGAACAGATCACGTTGGTACGCAATCAGGACGGCACCGGGCTATCAGCGCATGGCGGCCGCCGACGAGCGCCTCCCAGAAAGCCGGCGCATGGAGTCGATCATCGAGCGGAACTGCCGCAAGGACGGCCTCGATATCTTCATGCCGTCATTCTACAAGGAGCTGAAGCACCACCGGACGAACGAGATCATCCAGAAGCGATTCCCGTTCCTGGTCGGCTATGCCTTCGTCAACCTGCCCAGGCTGAACTTCGAGGAGGTCAGGAGCGTCGAGGGTGTCGTGTGCTTCCTTCGAGGCGCGAACTATGGGCCGCTGGAATTCCCGGATTCGACCATCGAGGCCCTGTACTTCGCAGAGCACGAGCGCCGGCAAGCCTTCCTCTACGAACAGCATTGCCGGAGAGAGAACTGGCGGCAAGAGCGCGTCCAACATCTGCGAGGACAGCTCCGCAAGATCCTGCCGAAGGGTCGGAAGGCGCGCGTCTCGATGGTCGATCAGGCCGAGATGGCTATAGATTCACTGAGCCCCCAGATCAAAGAGCGGGTACAGAAAATTATCAGTGAATTGAACGGGCTCACGAGCGATGTAGAGGTTGAAAATCTCCGCAAAGCTGTATAGATTTTCTGCAGTGATTTGCGGTTGTCACAGTTGCGGACCTCACAGAGGGAATACTCGCCGGACCGCTGCCGAAAGTTCACATTCGGCGCATTGGAGAAATGCGCCCTTTTTCCACTCAGATAACGCAGGCAGGGCAACTGGTAAGCCGCGTGGCTCATAACCACGAAAGACCGGGTTCGATTCCCGGGCCTGCAACCAACACACAAAGCGGCCACACCGTTTCATCTTAGGGGCGTCTGAAGACGCCGGCTCTTCCTCACATGAAATAACAGTATGTTGGACAAAAGCCTGCAGCCAAGGTGGCCAGCGCGAGTGAGATATTGTAAAAGGCGATTAGAGGTTAGCGCTCAGCCAGCCTCCCCATGTAACTAGTCCCGTTACCGCTCGAAGAAGCGCTCCGAGCGGGCTACTCCCAAACCAAAGAGGTCACCGTGCCAGAATACCTCGTCGAGCCCTTCGATATCGTCCTAGACGGCCTCAAGAGCATGCAGGCCTTCATCAACGAGAAGACAGCAGAAGGATATGAGCTCCAACAGGTAATCGAGCGCAGCACGTGTCCGTGGGTGCTGATTTTTTACCGGGCCTGACAGCCACGCATGCCTGAATAGGGAGCCGGACCCATGGCCCGGCTCCCCGATGTCTCAATTTGTGCCCTCAGGAGAGGGTAGAGGTTGCGACACCATCAAAGTCATGGCTCATAGTCGGCAAGGAAGGGTGCCTGCCGCCCACCGATGGGGTCCCATCCCGTCAGTAACTCCATCGTCCACGAAAGAGCCTCCAACTGCTCCTTAACATCTCCGCCCGTGTTGTCTTTCAGTTCGCGATAGGCGGCTTCCATGCGCTTTAGGAAGCGCTGCTGAAGCGTCGGGTCGGTTTCATTCAGCGTCTGCACCAAGCAAGCAGATACCATAGCCATCCCGAGTTTAGCCCGGTGCAGATCTGATCGTTTGTCTTTGTCTTCCATGTTTGATCCCCAAGGTTAACCGATGCCCGTCCTAAAGAACGCACGGCACGAGAAGTTCGCGCAGGAACTCGCCAAAGGTAAGACGGCCGACGAGGCATATCAGCTTGCGGGGTTTAAGCCTAACCGGGGAAATGCAGCGCGTTTGAATGCAAATGAAAGCATTCAGGAGCGCGTGGCTGAAATCCAAGGCAAGGGCGCCCTCAAGGCGGAAGCAACCGTCGAGCGTGTTCTGAAAGAGCTGTCTCGTATTGGCTTCTCCGATCTTCGCCGCGTATTCGATTCGAACGGCAGGCTGCTTCGGCCTGAAGAGTGGGATGATGATACAGCCGCCGCAGTCGCGTCGGTCGAAGTGGTGACCCGCAACATCGGCGACGGAGAGGTCGAGCACGTCCACAAGATTAAGGTCTGGGACAAGAACAGCGCCTTGGAGAAGCTTGCCAAGCACCTCGGTATGTTCATCGAGCGTGTCGAGCACTCCGGGAGCATGAGCCTCAATGTCTTGCCAGAGGATGCCGAACTGTGAAGCATGCAGGTAGCTCGATTAACGGAGAAACAGCGAGAGGCTAATCGCCTTCTTGCCGGCCCGGCGCGCAACATCATGCTCCGCGGCGGGTCTCGTTCCGGAAAGACGTTCGTTCTTTGTCGGGCGCTGATCCAGCGAGCGATAAACGCTCCGGGTTCGCGGCACGTCATATTCAGGTTTCGGTTCAACCACGCGAAGACGTCGGTCTGGTCCGATACCCTGCCAAAGGTTCTGGCCCTCTGCTTTCCGTCGGTTCGGGTGCGGTTTGACAAGACCGACTTTTATGTCGAGCTGCCGAACGGATCGCACATCTGGATAGCCGGCCTCGACGATAAAGAGCGCGTCGAGAAGATCCTGGGGCAGGAATACGCCACCCTATATTTCAACGAGAGCAGCCAAATCCCTTGGGCATCCGTGGAAACGGCAATGTCCCGTTTGGCGCAGAAGTGCGAGCTGGCCCCAGCGATAGCGGCAGCGACAGGCAGAAGGCACCTAGCCCTCAAGGCCTACTTCGACTGCAACCCGCCGTCTAAGCTCCATTGGAGCTTCCAAATGTTCCGGGCGAAGATGAAGCCGGGCACGAAGGAGAAGCTGGCTAAGCCGGAAGACTATGCCGAGATGCAGGTGAATCCTGCCGACAACTCGGAGAACCTGCCGCCTGAGTATTTCGAGGTTCTGGCCTCGATGTCCGCAGCGAAAAGGTTGCGGTTTGAAGCGGGAGAATGGGCGAGCGAAGTCAGCGGCGCTCTATGGGCTCTTGAGGATCGCAAGGCGCCCGACGGGAAATTGATGCCCGGCATAGACAGCCTGCGTGTTGCCAGCGCCCCTGAAATGCGACGCATCGTCGTTTCCGTCGACCCCTCCGGTACGAGAGGCGACGGCGCGGGTGACGATATCGGTATCGTCGTCGCCGGCCTCGGCATCGATGGGCATGGCTACATTCTTGAGGATGGCACTTGCCAGTTATCGCCAGAAGGATGGGGCAGGCGAGCCGTCGACCTCTACCATCGCCACCAGGCGCACCGGATCATCGGGGAACGGAACTTCGGCGGCGACATGGTGCGCTTCACCGTCTCGACGGCTGATAAGACCGCGCCCTTCAAGGAAGTTGTCGCCAGCCGAGGCAAAGCGGTGCGAGCTGAGCCTATCAGCGCGCTGTATGAGCAGGGCAAGGTTCATCACGTCGGAGATTTCCCCAACCTTGAAGACCAGATGTGCAATTTCACGCCATCTGGATACCTCGGAGAGGGTTCACCTGACCGGGCCGACGCCCTGGTCTGGGCTCTCACCGAGTTGATGCTTGGAGGCTCGTCCTTCACGCTGACGAACGTTTAGGAGCGGACATGGCCAACATCATCGCGTTCGTCCGCGACAGCCTGACAAACATGGTCGCCAGCCTGGGCACGAGCCGGGACAAGGCAGCGGCCAACGTCTATTCGATGCCGATGCTCACCGACGAGGAGCTGCTCAACGCCTACAGGGGCGCGTGGCTTCCCAAGAAGATCGTCGATATCCCTGCGTTCGACAGCATCCGCGCCTGGCGCGATTGGCAGGCGAAGAAGCCGCAGATCGAGGCGCTCGAAGCGGAGGAAAAGCGCCTGAACGTCATGGGCAAGCTGCTGGAGACCCGCATCAAGGCGCGGCTCTGGGGCGGCGCTGCCATGGTCATCGGTACCGGCGACCAGGACCTGACGCAGCCGCTCGACGTCGAGCGCATCGGGAAGGGCGGGCTGAAATATCTCACGGTCATGACCCGTCGCCACCTCACGGCCGGCGAGATCGATCGTGACCCCGCGTCGGAATGGTATGGCTAGCCAAAGGTTTACCAGCTGAACTCCGCAGACGGCAGGCAGTTGGAGATCCACCCGTCGCGCCTGGTCATCTTCAATGGCAGCCAGCAGCCGGACGAGGACATCGTAACGACGACCTATGCTGGCTGGGGCGACAGCGTGCTCCTTTCGGTGGTCGATGCGATCAAGCAGGCCGACGGTACCGCGGCGAACATCGCCAGCCTCGTCTTCGAGGCCAAGGTCAACGTGATCCGCATTCCGGATTTCATGCAGAACCTGGGCAATGCAGAGTACCGCGCCAAGATCCTCGAGCGCTATACGCTCGCTGCCACGGCGAAGGGCATCAACGGCGACCTCCTCCTCGACAAGGAAGAAGAGTACGAGCAGAAGACGGCGAGTTTTGCCACTCTGCCTGACGTGCTCATGTCGTTCCTGCAGATCGTCTCCGGCGCGGCCGACATACCGGCAACGCGGTTGCTCGGCCAATCACCCGCCGGCATGAACGCGACCGGCGAAAGCGACCTGCGGAACTATTACGACCGCCTGCAGGCAATGCAGACCGTCGAAATGACGCCGGCTATGGCGCGGCTCGACGAGTGCATCATCCGCAGCGGAACCGGTTCTCGCGACCCCGACATCTATTACGAGTGGGCGCCGCTCTGGGGCATGTCGGAGAAGGAGAAGGCTGACGTCTTCAAGACGAAGGCCGATGCTGCTCGGCAGCTGGTCGGCACGTCGGCAGGGCAGGAGATCATCCCACGCGATGCGGTCTCGGATGCTCTGGTCAACACCTTCATTGAGGACGGCTCGTTGCCCGGCCTCGATGCTGCCATTGAGGAATATGGCAAGCTCAGCGAGCAGGAAACAGGCGAGGAAGAGCAGCGGGCTGCCGTTCGTGTTTAAAGGGATCAAGGAAGATTGCGTTGCCAATCTTGGCGAGGAGTGAGCCTGCTCTAGCTCGTGTGCTGCTCCGCCTCAACGCGGCGCGCTTTTTGTATCTCTGATCTCAGGTGGGCATCGAAGCCGAAATCTAAAGACAGATTCATGAGCAAACCCGTTAAGTGAATTACCAGCATCGCTCCAGCGAAGAACCACCAAAGCCAGGCCTCTCCAATCGAATGCCATACACCCGCAGCGACGACTATCAAATGCAGTGCCAATAAGCTGATCCACGACATTCCAAGCAGTAGCGTCACAAGACCGTAAAAAATCCGGTACCGGCGCCTGGGCACAAAAAAGTCGCGGCCAAACACATTCATTTTGGTCCGAAATGCCTTGAGATAAACCTGAGATAAGACATTACCAAACGTTAGGTAATCAGGATCTATGCCAAGCTTTAATGCTCTTCTGTTTGAGAATTGCTCAATAATCGCCTGGTAGCATTGCGTGTTTGCAAAAGCCTGACAAACTACTAGAAAGAAGAACGAAGCAGCGACAGTAAGTACTTCAGTCGCTGCCGGGATGTCTTGCACCCCTAAATCCGTCCCAGGTATTTTCACGTTCTTCCCAAATAGGATCAAGGCGAGGCCAATGTCCGCGAGGACAAGCCCCTTCATCGCGGCTTGCTGCTGCTTGTCTGCTTCAAGATGCATTGAAATGTACTTCGCCTGCATATCGTCGGTGAACACCTCATGCTTGGTGTCAAGCCTCATCTCCTCAGCCACTGTCATTCGCAGTCGCACGTTGGGATTCAGAGGGAGGTCGAACGGTTCATGTTCGGCAGGCATGGTGGCTCGCAGTCTTAGTTGAAATGGTTGCAGGGTGATCAAGCAGTACTCGCTGATCTAAAGCACAGGTTGAGGTCGAAGCACATGAAATTCACAGACCTTGCACCGATCGCGGGCACGCGACGGACCGCCGACGGCTACCTGGTCGCGGATGTCCGCACCGCGCGCACCGGCATCCAGATCTACGCCGGCCATGAGGTCGGCAAGCCGGAAATGGCAACCGTGAAGGTCTACCGTCCCGAGGACCAGGTCTTCGACAAGGCCAGCCTCGGCAGTTACGCGCACAAGCCAGTGACGAACGACCATCCGGACGAGGCGGTGACCGCCGATAATTGGAAGAGCCTTTCCGTCGGCCAGATCGGCGATGAGGTCGCCCGTGACGGCGAGTTCGTCCGCATTCCGCTTATCGTCATGGACGGCGCCACCATCGGCGAAATCGAGGGCGGCAAGCGTGAGTTGTCTGCCGGCTACACCTGTGATCTCGCCTGGGAAGCGGGCACCACGCCCGAGGGCGAGAAGTACGACGCCATCCAGAAAGATATCCGGATCAACCACGTTGCCATCGTGCAGCGCGGTCGCGCCGGATCAGAAGCTCGCATCGGCGACGGTGTGAGGTCGTGGGGCGCTGCCCCGTTCACCAGTGATCAGAAACCGAAAGAGGACAAGATCATGACCCTGAAGACGGTTACCGTCGATGGCATCCCGGTTGAAGTAACCGACCAGGGTGCCACGGTGATCGGCACGCTCCAGCAGCGCCTTGCCGACGCCAACACCAAGTTCGCCGACGCCGAGAAGGCACATCAGACGGCTCTGGCCGCCAAGGATGCCGAGCTGGCAAAGAAGGATGCCGAGATTGATGCTCTGAAGGGCAAGATCCTTTCCGACGCCGATCTCGACAAGCGCGTCCAGGCGCGTGCCGATCTCATCACCAAGGCGCACACGATCGCCAAGGACGTGAAGACCGAAGGCCTTTCCGATGCGGCCATCCGCAAGAGTGTCGTCGTTGCCAAGCTCGGCGATGCGGCTGTCGCCGACAAGTCGGAGGCCTACATCGACGCCCGCTTCGACATGCTCGTCGAGGATGCCAGCAAGAACGGCGCCGATCCCTTCCGCACCGTCGTGCAGCAGGGCCTTTCGCAGGTCGGCGACGCCGACAAGGTCGTGACCGACGCCTATTCCCAGATGGTCGCCGACATGAAGGCCGGCAAGACCTCTGCAGCGGCCAACTAAGGAGGCGCTTCAATGGCTACCTACCAGACCACCTACACCAACGCTCCTCCGAAGGGCCTGCACGGCCAGATCGCTTCCGAGGAGAAGTGCAACAAGATCAGCCGCACGGTCGAGAACCTAGGCGGCGTGCGCTTCGGCCAGCCGGTTCAGCGCGGGGCCGCTGACCACGGGGTTGTGCCCTTTGCGGCCGCCGGCGAGTTCATTGGCATCGCCGTGCTGAACCCGGCCGTTCCGGCGGATGTGCTCGCCCCCGACTCCTATCCCCGGTACTTCACCGGCGCATTCATGACGATGGGCACGATGTACGTCACGGCCGGCGCTGCCGTCGGGCAGGGTGATGCTGTTTTCTACAACACGCTGACCCATCGCTACGTCAACGCCGCCGGCGCCAACATCGTCGGCCCCATCCCCGATGCTGTCTTCGACACCTCCGGGGCGGATGGCGCAATCGTCGAAATCGCGCTTCGCCTGCGCGCTTCGGCACCGGCAGTCTGATCAGGGAAAGGACCTGAGCAATGAACCAGATCATCCGTCAGGCCTTCGCTGATGCGCAGGCCGCGTTCCCCTTCGTCATTGCGCAGGGGCGCAACATCGAGACCCGCATCTACCAGCGGCGTTACCCGACCTTCAACTACGGAGCACACGTGCCCGTCGTGACGGAAGGGAACGCATGGGCGATCGGCACGACGTTCTTCACCGTCGATACCGCAGGCGAGGCGAAGTTCCTCTCCGGCGCAGGTACCGACATGCCCTTCAATCAGGCCACGAAGGACATGGCCAGCCATGACTTCGCGATGATCGGCTCCGGCTGGGAGTGGAACCTCGAGGAGGTCAATCAGGCGGCCCTTTACGGGATCGACCTGAACGGCACCAAGGCCATGTCCGCTTCCGACAAGGTCGAGCGCCTGCTCAACTCGGTCGCCATGGTCGGCACTACCGAGAAGAACTGGACCGGCTTCGTCAACGACCCGCAGGTCTCGCGTGTCGACGTTGCCGCGGATGGCACGGGCTCTTCGACCTTCTGGTCGGCGAAGTCTAACGACCAGATCCTCCGGGACATCAACGACCTGATCTCCAGCGTCCGCGAGAACACCTCGGAAGTGGAATGGGTCGACACGCTACGGCTGCCTCCGGAAGCGTTCCGCCTCATCGCCACCCGCCGTCTCGGCGAGGGCGATGGCCTCCTGACCCTCCTGGAATACATCCGCCGCAACAACGTCTACACGGCGGAAACCGGCCAGCAGCTCGACATCCAGCCGCTGCGCGAACTCGCGAATGCCTCTCAGGACGGCGGCGGCCGCATGGTCGTGTATCGCCGGGATTCGGAAGTTCTCCGCTTCCACCTGCCGATGCCGCGCCGTGTCCTCCAGCCGCGCCAGAAATCCATTATGGGCTTCGAGACCGGCATCATCGCCCGTACCGGCGGTACCGAATGGCGTCTGCCCGGTGCTGCTGCCTACGGCGACGAAATCACCGCACCGTAACCGGAGGATTAGCGATGAAAATCACCAACAATAGCATGGCGCTCCAGGGCGTCCGTTCCAAGGGGCGGGCGGTCTACATCCCACCGGGTGAGACCCGCGACGTCGATCTTGAAGGCGTCGATCTCGAAAAGGCCAAGCGCCTTCGCTTCCTCAAGATCGAGGGCGTCTCCAAGGCTGCAAGCAACCAGGACGGCGACGGTCCGAAGACGGCACTCGAAGTGCTCGAAATGGCGAAGGACCAGAACGTGCAGTTCATGTCCTTCAAGTCGGCAGCCAAGAAGCTGCTCGGCGAAAAGACCCCGTCCACCAAGGACGAGATCGTCGCGGCGCTCGAGGAGCTGGCGACGCAACCTTGACAATCAGCCCGGCGGTCACCTGCCGGGCCTACTCTTGCATCGGAGATCGACATGGCTGGATACGGCGATAATGCAGGCTTAACGTCTTACGCTGAGGCGGCCGGCTATGTCTTTCCCGATGGCACGACCGATGCCCAGAAGACCGCCGCACGTCAGCGCGGTTCTCTGGTGATCGATCGCTATGAGCCGAAGTTCAGCGGCCGGCGCACCGGCGGGTATGCCCAAGAGCGTGCATGGCCGCGCACCGGCTCCACGACCTATTACGGCGAGGCGATCCCCTCGAACGATACTCCGGCCGCCATCATCAACGCCTCGTACGAGGCGGCATTCCTCGAGCTGACGAACCCCGGCAGCCTTTCGCCAGTGGTGACCGGAACACAAACCGTGAAACGCGAGAAGATCGGACAGCTTGAAGTCGAGTATTCAACCTCTTCTTCAACGGTTATCGACGACCTCGTCGCGCTCGCAACGCCTGTCGTGACCACGATCGAAGGGCTGCTCTGGCCGTTTCTCGTGCCGGTCTGGCCGGGTGCTTTGGTGGTGTAGCTCCAGGGATCGCGCGCACTTGATCAGAATACGCCCAGTGAGCCGAGCAACGAGACCATTCCGGCGATCAAAATAACGAATTGAGCCCTCTGCTTCATCGTAGGGTCAATTGGAAGCTTCTGCACGAGATAAAGCACAACCGCGGCGAAGAGGATGGTCAGGAGGATGCTGATTGTGGCGGACATGTCCCCCAGATCCTTGAACAAAGAGCCTTGCGGCAATGAGGCGTAAATAAGGCTTAGCTCTCGAAAAGGAAGGGGGGAGGATGGCAAACCCGATCTATGCGCGCCTTCAGGCGACCGCGCAGCGGCTCGTCGCCAAATACGGTCAGGCTGGAACGGTGAAGCGGATCACGCCTCCGGATCCTGTCTACGGCGGCGATCCGGTCGTCACGTCCTATCCGGCCACACTCGTCCCGATGGCCTACGAGGCCCGCTACGTCGACGGCACCGTCATCCAGACCGGCGACATGCAGATTTACATCTCCGCGATCGGACTGCCGATCGAGCCCACTGTCGGCGACGTCGTCACCGCAAATGGCGCCGACTACGCCATCGTTGCCGGCGACCCGAACAAATACGACGGCATCACGCCGGTGGTCTTCATCGTACAGGGACGAATGGCAGCGTGATCCTTATTGGTCCCGCATCGAAAGACGATCCTCGGTAATTGTCATCTCGACGCCCGACCTCGGGTCAAGGCGGTAGACATAGGCCCCCAAACCGATGGTGACCACGACAAGCGCAGCGACCGCGAAATACAGCGCTTTCCGATTCATACACGGCTTCCTTGAATGAATTTTCGATCAGTTGCTCAGTGCATACGAGCCAAAGCTTGCGGCGGCCTTTCGCGAGGCGGTCGAGCCCTCGCGATCGTCCCAACTGTCGGCAACGTTATAGCGGCAGGCGGCGTCGAATATCGCTCCCTTGCAGCAGACCCGAACAACTATGACGGCGTGACAACGTCGCCTTCATCATCCAAGGAAGATTACGAGCCAAGTACGAGAATGCAGCTCTTGAATGCACGCATGTCCGCGTCAGACGTAAATGAGCAGTGGACGTCCACTGCTCCAGTCTTAGCATTACTTGGTGGGTGGACTTCAAACGTCCCGTTGTGACGTCGAGTCGCTTCGAAGAGATCGACCACAACGGCAGACGGGACGTCCGTTATTACCACGGTCAAGCAGGAGTACACCTCCTCCTCAAAGTTATCCGCGCCCATAGGATCGCCCCCCGCGATTGCGTCGCAGAGAATATCATTGAAAGCTAATATTGAGGCGCGCGGAAACGCCATTCAACAGCAGAAATCCGACGGCCGACTGGCCTAATCGGTGAAAGGAACCGCCATGAAAATCCGCTTCGTGAAGAACTACAGGGGCCGCGGCGTCGGCGATACGGCTGACATGCCGGAGACCGAGGCTCGGGCTCTGATCGGCATCGGCCTGGCCGAGGAAATGCCGGCGGAGAAGGTCGCCAAGAAGGGCGATAAGGCGGTGCAGGAATGAACCGGCGCTCGTTTCTCGGCTTTGCCATCGGCGGCGCCGTAGCTGCTCCCGCAGCCATTCTCGTCGGTGAGCGCGTGGAGGGCTTTCCGAAGCCTTCAGCCATGCCCGCAACAGACGTCGCTCGCAGTCAAGCCCAACAGGTGAGCGTCATGGTCACGGGCGCTGATGGGGACGCGCGTATTCGTCGGCTCGTTCAGAAGGAACTCCACCGGGCAATGCTCGAGCACCAGCGCGGCGGCATCGCGTTAAGTCGGCGCGACCAGCTGATGCGAGGCTGATTGCGTGGCGTCTCTTCGCCAGCAACTCGACGCGCTCATCGAGGAGCTTTCCCCTGCAATGGAGAAGGCCTTCCGAGAGGCGATCGAGGACATCAAATCCGAGATCGTGCTGAAAGAGGTCGTCGAGCGGCTGGAACGCCGAGACGTGGAAGGTGCCATTGCGGCACTTCACATCGACCCGGCAGCCTTCCGGCCGCTCTCCGAAGCGATCCGGACTGCATTCAATTCCGGTGGCCTCCTGGTCGTCAAGAACATGCCGCGCCTGTCAGATCCGGCGGGCGGCCGTGTCGTCTTCCGCTGGGACGTCCAGAACCAACGTGCCGAGCAGATCATCCGCGAAGCCTCGTCGACGATGATCACGCACGTCACCGAAGACACGAAGCAGATGGCCCGTGAGCGCATCGAAGCAGGCTATGCCAAGGGGCAGGGGCCGAACACGATCGCTCTCGACATCGCCGGCCGCGTGAACCGGGTCACCGGTCGCCGTGAGGGCGGTTTGCTCGGAATGACGTCCCAGCTTGCCCGCACCGTCGAGAACGCGCGCACGGCTCTCCTCGCGGGCGACGTGGAGGGCATGAAGCACTACCTGACCCTGACGCGGCGGGATAAGCGCTTCGATCGGCAGATTGCCAAGGCCATACGCGAGGGCAAGCCTCTTCCGGCCGACGCAGTGCAGAAGATCACCGGCCGTCTGGCAGACCGCTATGTCCAGCTCCGGGCCCAGACGATCGCGCGCACGGAAACGCAGTCATCGGTCCACGCTGCGAAGCATGAGGCCTATCAGCAGGGACTGGACCGCGCCGGCCGTGACGCCAGCATGGTCACCCGCCGTTGGCGTTCGGTCGGCGACGGCCGTGTTCGCCACACGCACCAGGTCCTGAATGCTGAAGAGGTAACAGGCATGGACTTGCCGTTCCAGTCGCCATCGGGCGCTATGATGCGCTTCCCAGGCGATACCAGCCTCGGCGCCGGAGCTGCCGAGATCATCGGTTGCCGCTGTCATGTCGAATACAACTTCGACTTCGCCGAGGAATACGCGAGATCACGAGGCCGATAATGGCTGAGAACAATCTGAGCTTCGCCGCGCAGGTATCGGAATGGGTGGAGGCGGAAAAGGAGCGCGAGGCGGCCGTCCTGCGCACCGCGGCGCAGATGGTCGCGAACAACGTTCGGAGATCGGTTGCGGAGGGTGGACGCATCCCGGTCGATACCGGCAACCTCAAGAACTCGCTGATGGCATCGACTTCGACAATGCCGCGCGTTGATGAGGGCGAGAGGGAATATCCAGATCAGAGCGGAGAGATCGAGCTGATCATCTCGAACCTAGATGTCGGCGAGACGCTCTATCTCGGATTTCAGGCCGCATACGGCCCCCGCATGAATTACGGCTTCGTCGGGCAGGACAGTCTGGGCCGCGTCTACAATCAGCAGGGTTTCGGCTTTGTCGATGCTGAAGCTCAGACCTGGCCGCAGACGGTCAAGGAAGCTGAGGCGAAGGTTCGCGGTCGCTTTGAAGCGGGTCCGTCCCCTCGGACATAATAATCAGAGCCTTTTGAAGGACATCGAGATCGCGGATCGCGGCGGAAAGAACCTGCCGGCCATTCTCGGTTCGCACTGTCTTGTTCAGCAGCAGCGATTGCGCCTCGTGCAGGAGGTCATGCACCTCGGTATCTGAGAGCGCTTTGTTTTCGGCCATAGGCCTAGAGGTAGCAGATGGCTGACACGATTGAAAAGGACATTTTCCAGGGCATCATGCTCCGGATGATGGCATTGCCCCTCCCTGCCGGGATGACGCACGCCGGAAACGTAGCTCTGCCCGGCGTGCCGTTTTCGCCGACAGCTACGACAAAGTACGTCAGCTTTGAAATCCACTTCAACCGCTCGATCAGAACTGACTTGTCGCTTCAGATTGATCCGATCAGGCAGGGGTTCATTCGCGGAAACGTGAACTGGCCGAAGGGTGGCGCGCAGGTCGATGCTGTCGAGCTTGCTGGCGTCGTCTGCAAGCACTTCAAAGCAGGCACGAATTTCTATCAGGACGGCACACAGATCCGGTTCGATGAAGACCCGGAAATGAGCCTCCTAATCATCGGTAGCACTCATGTCACCGTGCCCGTTACGGCGCGTTGGCTTTGCTACCCGCACGTTCCGGCCTGATTGGCCCTGCCGCTCCGCGCCTTCGGCAAGCGCAATCAGACAGAAAGGATTGAGCTATGGCTCAGCTGTACCCAGTCGCGGGCGCGAAGATCTATATCGGGCCGGCGGTGAATAACGTTCCGGATGACGCGGATATCAACGAGGCGCTCCTCTCGTCGGTCGCCTTCACCGAAATCAAAGGCTGGCAGACGATGGGCGCGATCGGTGACGCCGCGGCGCTCATCACCGAAGCCGTCATTTCGTCCGGTCGCGATCTGAAGGCGAAGGGCACGCGAAACGCCGGTTCGATGCAGAACAACTTCATCATCCTTCCGGATGACGTCGGGCAGATCGCGCTTATCGAAGCCGAGGCAACGCCCTACAACTATCCGTTCAAGCTGTTGTTCAACGATGCCCCGCCGGCGAAAACTTCGACCGTCACGATCACAGTCGCGACCCCTGGCGTTATCTCCTGGAATGCTCATGGCCTAGCCGCCGGCACTCCGGTCAAGTTCTCGACGACTGGCGCGCTGCCGACGGGCCTCACGGCTGGCACCACCTATTTCGTCGTCAGCCCGTCCGCGAATGACTTTCAGGTCGCTGCAACTCCGGGCGGCGCAGCGATTGCCACCAGCGGCACGCAGTCGGGCACCCATACCGCCACGACCGCGCCGACGGGAACGGCGAAGTACTTCTACGGCATCGTCATGACCGCCCAGGAGAACGGCGGCGGCGCCAACACCGCACGCCTGCTGCAGGGCAATGTCGAAATCAACAGCGCCGTTCTGACGGTTGCTCCTGCAGGTGGTGCGTAATGGCTGAAGAGTTTGTCGACTTGTCCGGCCTCGAAGCCCTCGTCCAATCCCAGGAGGAGGGTATCGAGATCGATATCCTGAACGAGCAGGCCAAGCCGATCGGCCTAAAGATCCGCGTCGTCGGACCCGATAGTGACCGGATGCAGAAGGCGGTGCGCGATGTCGCCGCGGAGTTCGCCAAAGCTGCTGCCGACCGCGAAAGCCTCGGAGAAGCGCGGGAAGATGACAGCGACGCCCGCATGGTCGCCATTCTCGCAAAGGCAACGATTAGCTGGTCGCCGAATCCGAAGATCGGGGGCAGTGTTGTGCCCTTCTCGGAGGAGAATGTCCGAAACCTCTACACCAAGTTCCGGATCATCCGTGAGCAGGTAGAGGTTCGCGCGGTTCGCCGCGGCTCTTTTACCAAAGGCTGATCGACCGGCTCTGCAGCCTTATCGTCGATCAGCACGAAGGTAAGAAGCTCGCTATCCCCGCCGCCGGCCAGCAGGTTTGGTGGTGGTTCCGAGAGTTGGACAGCCAGCGCACCGGGAACGGCTACGGGCCCAACGCTCTCGGGTTTCACGCGATTGGAGAATGGGCGAGGCTTCGCGGCCTCGTCCTCAAGCAGTGGCAGCTAGATGCCATCCTGGCGATGGACCTGAAACGCCGCGAGATCATGGCGCCGAAGGATAACGAGCCAGAGCCCGAAAAGCCGAAAGTCTCAGAGCGTCCGCTCTCCGCGCGCCTCTTCGATGCGCTCTTCCCAAGCAAGAAGTGATAGCCGATGTCTGAAGCGACCCTTGGTTTCAAGATCGATAGCTCGCCGGCCGTTACAGGCGCAGCGGATCTCGACAGACTGACTGCGGCCGCCACCCGCACTCAGCAGGGCGTGAGCAAGCTCGAGAACGAATTCGAGCAGCTGGGCGATGCGCTGGGGAAGGCCGGGCAGGGAGCGGGTAAGCTAAAGCCTCCGATTGACGATCTCGGCCGCTCGTTCGGAGCGCAGGACGAGCATGTGCGCGCCTTCCGGATGGAAGTCGAGCGGCTCACTCTGAAGTACCAGCCGCTGGCGAAAGCCACGCGCGATTACGAGGCGTCCATCGGCGAGATCCAGCGGGCCCACAAGCTCGGCGCCATCACGGCGCAGGAGATGACGCAGGCGCTCGATCGTGAGCGCCAGGCATATGAGAGGCTGAAGACGTCGGCGACGGCCGCCGGCGCTGCGGTAAAGGCTGCGAACACGAACCGGCCGGGCGCGCAGGGCTTCAACTCTGCCAATGCAGCGTTCCAATTCCAGGACATCGCCGTCACGGCCGCCATGGGCATGAACCCGCTCATGATCGGCCTACAGCAGGGGACGCAGCTTGCGTCCGTTCTCGGGTCGATGGAGCGTCCGGTCTCTGGTCTGGCCTCGGCCTTCGCATCGCTCATCAGCCCTGTTTCGCTGATCACGATTGGCTTGACCGCCGGTACCGCCGCGCTCGTCCAGTATTTCATGACGGCCGAAAGCGGGACCGACAAGACGAGCAAGCTCTTCGAAGAGCAGAACGACCTGATCCGGCGCGCTGCCGCTCTCTGGGGCGATGCTGCGCCGCAGTTGAAGGCCTACGTCGACGAGCTCGACCGCGCCGACAAGATCACTCAGGGTCGGGAAGCAGGAGAGATCCTGGCCGGCCGGGAGCTAGAGGGCCTCGGCGAGGAGTTGCAGGGTGTCAACCGGCAATTCTCCGAGGCGGTTCGCGGCCTCCGTAGCATCGACGCTGACCCCGCATTCATCCGAGATTTCTCGCAGGCCTTCGGTGACCTGCGCGAGCGCCTCGACGAGGGTACCGCATCGATAGCGGACATCAACAACGCCCAGCGCTTCTTGTCGGAAGCGGTGGACCGCTATGGCATTAAGTCTGTTCTCGGTTTCCGGGACGCCTTCGACCTCATTACCAAGTCGATCCGAGACAGCATCGAGGCTTCACGCGAAGCGCGCGCTGCTTGGATTGCGGGCATTGCGGGCGCCGATAACGTCCAGGACATCATCTCCGGATCGTTCTTCACCGAAAACGGCAGGACGATGCGCACCGCGGACTTTATGCCGCGCACCCCGGGTGTTCCGACCAGCCGACCGAACATCGAGTTAAGCGGTGATCCGGACGCCACGACCATAATCAACTCCGATGGTCGGCTTACATCCGTGCCGGTACCGGGGCAGAAGCCGAACTTCTTCGAGCTTGAAACGCAGAAGGAGAAGGTCGACGACGTCACGAAGGCATACCGGCAGGCGGCCGAGGCAAAAGCTGACTTCTGGCTCGACATCTCGTTTCAGGAGCGCCAGGCAGAGCGTAGCGCCATCGATCGGCAGGTCGCGACCACGCTCACCCGCTACGGGTTCAATGAGGATCTGAATTCGCCGGAGGCAAGCGCAATCCGCCAGGGCCTGCGCCGTGACGAAGCGAAGGATGCCTTCAAGGGGTTCTTCGACGGCATTCACCAGGAGGCATGGGCGAACGGCGGAAAGATCGGCGATGCCATCGTCAAGTCGGCTTTGAGCGCTGCGCAGAAGGCCAGCGAAAAGGCTTGGGGTGCCATCTTTGATCAGCTGGCTACCGCTGCCGGCAATTGGCTGACCGGCGGAAGCGGGAAGTCTTCCGGGGCCGGCGGAGTCGTAAGCAACTTGCTTGGCGGAGCCGCGAACGACAACGCATCCTTTGCCGCGCCGGTTGGTGCAGTGGCGCGTTCGTCGCTCGGTCCGGGTTCGGGTGCGGAACTGGCATGGAACTTCTGGAAGTCTAAGGGGCTCGCCGACCATCAGGTCGCCGGCGTCCTCGGCAACATCAAGGCCGAAAGCGCCTTCAACCCCCTCGCAGTCGGCGACGGCGGGAACGCCTTCGGGCTGTACCAGCACAACGACCGCAGGAACAACCTGTTCAATGCGATCGGCGGGAAAGGAAACCTGAGCAACGCCCTGGCGCAGCATGAATTTGCGTATAGCGAACTCATGGGGCCGGAAAGCCGCGCGTGGCAGGCGTTGACGAGCGCCAAGGATGTTCGGGGCGCGACTGCGGCCTTCGCTGGCTTCGAGCGCCCGTCCGGGTTCTCGTGGGGCAACCCCGAAGGCGCTCACAACTTCGCCGGCCGGCTAGACGGCGCAGAAGAGGCGTTGTCGAAGTTTGGCGGAACCGCGCAGCAGGCAACTCAGGGCCTCGTGCAGCTCGGTTCGACGCTCCAAAGCATCCCACAGGCGCTCATGGCAAACGGCGGCGGTAGCGGCATTCTAAGCGGCCTGACGAAATACGGCATGGGACTGTTTTCGGGATCCGGCCAGTTCGCGAGCGCTTGGTTGAAGGGCGGTATAGGCCTTTACGCTGACGGCACGAGCTACGCGCCTGGCGGATTGTCGGTCGTCGGCGAACGCGGTCCGGAACTTGTCAACTTGCCGCGTGGATCGCAGGTGTTCGACACCAACCGGAGCGCCCGCATGATGGGCGGCAACGGCAACAGCAGCAGCGCTCCGGCAAACCTCAACGTTAACGTGATCGGTGCCAACGGCGATGAGCACGTCCGTGCCCTTGTGCGGCAAGGCGTTGGGCAGGCTCTGTCTCAGTATAACGAGCAGCAGCGCCGCGTCGGCTTCGGGGAAACGCAGAAGCGATTTGTAGCGCAGAAAGGCTGATGGATGGCAGTCTACATCAACCAGCCGACCGTTCCGATCATGTATCTCAGGCCGACCCGGGCAAGTTTCGACAATCCCGGGTCGGCAATCGACGGAGGCGTCAATGGCGTCGGGGAGTCGATCAGCATAGAGACCAGCGGCGGCGGTATCGTCACTGCCGTCTATGAACGGTGCGTCCTACAGGCCGAGGACACGGAGCGGCACGAGGTCATCAACTGGCTTGGCGCACGTGGGAACGGCGGATACCGCTTCTTCAACGTCCCCATCATCAATGACGGCATCGGACCCTTTCCGGTCATCGACGGCAAGAAGCGGCCGATCATCAAGGGTATTCCCCACTCCGACGGTTCGTTCTTCTCGGACGGTTCCGGCTACAGCCAGGCGACCGTCTACGGCGAGGTGACGGAAGCGGCGGCACTCGGCGCTGGCATCCTGAAAATGCGCGTCTACGGCGCAGCACGGCCGCTGCGTTGGTCGGATTGGTTCTCGATCTACCACCCGACCAAGGGCTGGCGCGCATATCGATACTGGGAGGTCATCTCTAAGACGAGCGAAACCAACCCGGTGTACACGCTTGCTATCGCTCCTCCGTTGCGCGAGGCGGTGACCGCCGGAACTCGCGTCGAGCTTGCGCGGCCAATGTGCGTCATGAAGTTCCCTCGCGGCTTCACGCTGCCCTGGGATTATGAGGGCTGGTATCACTCGCGGCCGACGCTTCAGTTTACGGAGGCGTTCTGATGGAGTTCGTCCCCGCACACATCATCGAGGAGATGCGCGGCAGCCATCAGCTCGGCATCTTCCTCAGGGTCGACACGGATCCTGCCTTGCATCTCTGGTTCGGGATCAACGACATTCCGGCCAACTTCGACAGCATCGATCCGACTGGGACCGTCTATCTCGGCGGCGGCCGTCTTATCGGTGTTCCCACTCTCGAGATATTGGTCAACGGAACCGCAGACAGTGTCGAGTTCACCCTTTCGGGTCTCGACCCCACGACATCGGCAAAGATGCTCGACAGCCTGCCGCCGGTGCGCGGTGCGGCTGTCCAAATGGGGCTGACGACGCTCGATCGGTATTTCCAGCCGATGAGCAGCATCATTCCGATCTGGACGGGCACGGCCTCTCATACCGGCGAGGTCAGCCCGCCGGTCGAGGAGGGCGATAGCCCGAGCATCACGCTGTCGCTCGCCGTAGTGACAGGCGAGGCAACCCGTTCCCGAGGCGCGCGCTCGGTCTGGTCCAGCCCTCATCAGAAGGCGATCTCGCCGACCGACAAGTTCTGCGACGGCACGAGCCGGCTTGCCAGAGGCGTTCAGCCGGTCTGGCCGAATTTCCAAGGATAGCCATGACCTTGCATGAATTTCTTGCCCTGCCACACCAGTTCCGGTGGGGCGGGGTTGCTGGCGATGATTGCACGACCTTCTGCGGAACGTGGCTGCGCGAAAGCGTCGGCGTCGATCCTGCGGAGGCCTATCGCGGCACATACAGCACGGCGGAAGGCGCTCACGACATACTGGCGAAGGCAGGCGGCCTTGTAGCCGTCGCTGCGGCTGCACTTGAGCCGCTCGGCTTTGTGCGCACGGACGATCCGCAAGACGGAGACGTCGGCGTCGTGCTCGCTCCTGCTGGTATGGCTGGGGTCAAGGAAGTCTGCGCCATCCGGTTCGGCCCTCTCTGGGCTCTGCTGGCGCCCTCCGGTGTCATCGCCAAGAAACTTGATCACGTTGCCGCCTGGCGTGCGCCGGATGGAGATCTGAACGTATGAGTTTCCATCATCGCATGATGCTGCAGCGCTATGGGCTCGGCTGCACGACGTCGCTTTACAGCGAAGTTCTGTTCGATCCGATCTTTACGCCGATCTTCACGGCTGTGCTGGGGACCGGCGGCTTCGCAATAGGCGCCTCAACGATCACTTACGCGTCGCTCGCGTCGGCGATCGCAACGACGGCCATCTCGATCGGTTTGCAGGCGCTTCTGGCGCAAGCACCGAAGCCACCGAAGCCCGAAGACGGTAGAGCTCCGCTTAACCAGGCAATCCCGTTCCGTGTCTATGCCGTCGGCCGCACTCGCGTCGCTGGCGCTCGCATGATGTGGGAGGCGAAGGGCTCTAACCTCTATTCGGTGCAGGCCATCGCCGGCCATCGGATCAAGTCGTTCAACCGGTTCTACCTGAACGACGATGAGGTGACAGTCGTCGACAATGTCGTCACGCCGCTCACGACAGGCGGCCGATACGGCGCAGGCTCCGCGAACGTGCGGCTTTACACCCGCCTCGGCGCCAATCCGGAAACCCCCTATGCTGAGCTCGTCTCGGAGTTGGGCGCAGAGGGCATCTGGACCAACGATCATCGAGGCGACGGTCAGGCGTCGCTCGCCATGCGGGCGCACAATGCGGACGCTCAGGATCAGCAGACGGCGTTTCCATATGGCGCCCCCTCGCCATCGGTGGAAATTGACGGCGCGTTTTGCTGGGACTTCCGAGACCCCGCGCAGAGCCCTACCAACGCGGCCACTTGGACGTGGACCCGCAACTCAGCCATCATCCTGGCTTGGCATCTCTGCTTTAACGAATTCGGCTTTGGCCTCGACTATCAGAAGGCCCTTCTGCCGGTCATCGAGCTCTGGAAAGAGGAAGCGGACATCTGCGATGAGGATGTCCCGCTCGCCGGCGGCGGCACGGAAAAGCGCTATCAGTGCAATGGCTGGGATACGACCGAGAACGGGCCAAAGTCGGGCCTGAACGCAATCCTCGCCACGTGCGACGGCCATCTCGTCGCTCGTGGTGACGGTGCCCGCATCCTGACCGTCGGCAAGTTCCGCGAAAGCAGGACGGCCACGCTGACCGATGCCGACATCGTCGGTCATAACGTCCAATACGGTGTACTTTTCGAGGACGAGTGCAACCGCCTCGTGCCGAAATTCACGTATCCGGCGACGAATTATACGAGCTGCGACACCGACTTCTTCGAGGACACAGACGCTCAGATCGCCGCCGGCCGTGTGCTGACAATGGAGGGCAGCTACGAGTGGTGCCACCAGTGGCGGCAAGCCCGGCGCCTCGGAAAGCGTGACTGGCTGCGCCAGCGCCAGGAGGTCAAAGGCAGCCTTGACGTCCGGCTTTCGGGGATCAACGCGGTCTATGCGCGGTGGGTCCGGCTGGAGACGCCCAAGCGGCTGCCTAAGCTGGACGGGAAATTGGTCGAGAACCGACGCTCCATCGTGGCCCTCACAAAGGGTGGCTTCACGATGGATTTTATCGAGCATCCCGAGGGGATCGATGACTGGAACCCGGCGACGGAAGAGGGGCAGCAGCCGCCGGTACCGCCGGCGGTGAATGCTTCCGAGATCCCGACGCCGGTGATCAATCTGATCCAGGCCAAGGCAAACGGCGGGAGCGTCTATATCCGTGTCGTGATTATCGACCCGGATGACGGCAGCTTGACGCCGGTCGTTCGTTACAGGGTAGCCGACGCGGACGGCCTCGGCACACCAGGTGCGTGGGTGGAGCAGCAGAATCCGAACGCCGAGCCGTCTGGTGGGTACATAGACCTTTCGACGGGGAATGTTCCTACAGACGAAGTTCTCGACGTGCAGGCTGCGTTTATTGCGTCCAACAGGCGGTATTCGAACTGGTCCGTGACGGAAGCCGTCACTTCCACGTCAGATCCGACGCCGCCGGCCGCGCTCACCTCGTTCACCCTGACCGGCTCAGCGCCGCGACTCGGTAACGCTGCCTTCGCGTTCTCGACCGGGAACGATACGCACGTCAGGACGGTGCAAATCTACAGGGTGGCTGCTGGCTCGGCCTTTGATCCAGACACCGCGACCCTTGTCGGCACGCGCGCCGTTGCACCTTCGGCAGGCTACTCGTTCACCGACGGTGACACCACGAGGACGAACCTGCTCACCAACAGCGGGTTTGATACCGACACCGATTGGGCGAAGGGGACTGGCTGGACAATCAGTGGCGGCAAAGCCAACAAGACGGCGGGTACGCAATCCGGCCTCACACAGGCGCCGAGCTTCGTCGCGGGCACTGTCTATCGTCTCGCTTCAACGGTGTCGGGCTACTCGGCAGGAACTGCACGGCTCCGCTTTACAGGCACGACGACAGTCAATGGGGCGGGCAGGACAGCAAACGGCAGTTATCTCGAAAAGATGACCGCCGCTACCGGGAATAACACCTTCGTCGTGCTGGGCGATGCCTCCTTCGCCGGTTCATACGACGACGTCATCATGTTTGCGGAGACGGTCTCCTGTGCCCCCCAAGGCGTCTGGGATTACTACGCTTTGCCGCTCAACGTCTCGGGCGTCGAGGGTCCGCCTTCGGGGCCGTTGAACGTCACCATTATCTGATCAGTAACAACCCTTCGCGCCAGCAGTCGGCGCACCTCAGCATGGGGATATTAAATGGCAAATGAAATCCGGGACGCCTTTAACACCGTGTACGCGGACGGCCCGACCGGCAATCCCGACGAACCCGACAAATACCAAGTTCGCGAGATTGTCGGCGGGACGATCCAGGACCAAGTCGATGAGGCGAAGGCGCTCGCTCAGGGTGCCGCCGAAGGCTATGTGATCGGAACAACCTGGGCTGCGCTCGCCGGGATTGTAGGCACCCGGGCGGGCCAGCCAGGTCGCGTTCCGACGTCGGACAGTGGCACCCACACTGATCCCGTTGTTGGGGGAACTGTATCCAACAGCGGCGAATATGCTTGGAGCGTGTCACCGGCCGGCTGGCGGCGCGTGGGCGATGTCATTGATCCGAGTGTGCTGGCCCCGAAAAACTCGCCAGTCTTTACCGGAACGCCGGTAGCGCCGACGCCATCGGCCACCGACCGATCGACGAAGATCGCGACTACAGAGAACGTCAAGACCAGCGTCGAGACCGTGGCAATAGATTTGCCATTTGTCGCCCAGCGCGCGCACTCTTTCCCGGACGCCGCCGGTGTCCCTCTCGCTGGAATACTGGATGACGGGCGGGTCGTTGGCTATCGCCGCAGCGGCGGGCTGCTTGTCTGCTTCGGGGATTCAATCACGGCGTTCTCTGACTATCCGGATAGAATTGCCAGCCGCCTCGGGTTCAAGAGTGCGGTTAATGTCGGATTCGGCGGCGAGCGGATGGGCCAGCATCCGGACGCTAATCATGACAAGTTTTCTATGTATCAACTCGCCGCGGCAATTCTCGCTAATGATTTCAGCGCGCAGACGACCGCGGCGGCCACTCTGACGGATCACCAGGCAGCACTCGATCGGTTGATTGCAATCGACTGGAACGCCGTTTCGACCGTGACTATCGGTTATGGCACTAACGATTTCGGTGGTGACGTCCCGATCGGCACGGCTTCGGATGCGACCGGGGCAACGTTCCGTGGTGCGATCAAGCTTTCGATTGAGCGGCTACTGACCGCCTATCCGCACCTCGAGCTTGTGATGGTTACGCCGATGTGGCGGCAGCGACAGGCGGCCGGCGACAACAAGGATGCCACCAACTTTCCGAACGGCCTTGGCGATTATCTCGTCGAGTACGTGGATGCCGAGCTGGATCAGGCAGCTTTGGCCCAGATCCCGGCGCTCGATCTCTATCGGAACTGCGGCATCAACCTCCAGACCTACACGGTCTACCTCGACGACGGCCTACATGCGCGCACTGAGCCCGGCAATGAGCTGCTTGCCAAGCGCATCGCGGCATTTCTCGAAACGATATCCTGCTGAGGAAGGCGACCAATGGGAACGAAAAGTTATGTGTCCACTGCAAAGTCTCGTATCGCGGGCGCCGTCTCCGCCGCGCCGACGGCAGCAGAGCTTGCTTTCTTTAGCCGTGAGGAAACCCGGGCTTGGTGGGATGCAAATTCGAACTATGGCCAGCACGTCAACGACAAGGGTATATGGACCGACCGAAAGAACGGCTTTGATCTCGTACCCTACGGCTCGTTGTTGCCCGTCTACTCCGCAACAGGCGGTCCGGACGGCCAGCCCGTTGTCCAAGGTCGCAGCAGCGGAGCGACAGCGGATGCGCTGGTTACCCCGTCAGGAAATGCCGTCGTGGCTACGGGCGACCTGTGCGTCTGGGCTGTCGCTAAGGCGGGCACAAACAGTGCCGCCCCCTTGTTTTCGCTCGCGGGCAACAATGGCGGTGGCGTTACCGTTCACCTGCGCCCTACCGACCTCGTGCTGGTCCGAACCGAATCCGACGGTCTAGTCTACCAGACACGCATCTCGCAGACGCTGGACGACGCTACTTTCCACCTGGTGCAGTTCAACTACAAGCATGGGTCGCCGGGAGAGATGAGCCTCTGGGCCAATGGTACGCTTCTGACCGGCGGCACTCCGGCAGACGGTAAATATGCCTATACCCATGGGTTCCCGAGCGCTCGGATGGCGTGGTTCGGCGAGTATGACCTCACGGACGGCATGAGTATCAACCCGGCTCGCAACCTGCCTATCGCCATGTGCGGGGTGGCGACGACGCATGCACCGGACAACAATGCTTGGCAGGCGTCGCTGGAGGCGATGGTGGCGGAGCGGTTCCCGTCGCTCGGGCTCTAACCGTTCCGGTCAATGATCGTGAGGACGGCAATACACAGGGCAATCGCCGGGTTGGCGCCAACGCAGGTCCCAGCCCCCTCCAGTGTCGCCTTACCTCCTTCCGAGGTCCACACCACGCCGCCATCTCGGCCGGGACAAGCCATGTTCATGAGGTCGTAAGCGGCGCCGATGAACTGGGTGAACTTCGGGATTTTCGGGACAACCGTCTTCTGATCGGTCTCGTGATACCAGGTCACCTTCCGCTCGCCGCTCGATTCGTCGACTTTGCGGCGGTAACCTGTGGCCAGGGCGATCGACACATCCAGCTTTCGATCTGGGGCTTTCAGCGCCGCAAGGTCTGCAATCAAGTCCGGTATAGCCATTGCCTGCCTGGTGCCAGCCGTTTCGAGATGTCGATGAGTTTCGCGGAGGCTTCATTCTCAGCGTCGGCTAGGATAGCGTCCGCTTCCTCGCTGTATGTCCAGCATTCACATCCGCCTTCACGATCATCAACGCCAACGCCCGACATGCAGCGGTCGCCGCAACAGAGGCGGACCAGCAGCTCATCCTTCATTTCTTTTTGAGGGGTCATTCCCTGACCTTACGCCCAAATGCGGGAGGTTTTCAATTCACGACGTTGGTTCGGGGAAAGAGGCATTTTGAGGGCGCCGAAATCCACACCGCCTTCATACCTGTACGCGGCGACTGAAGTATCTTTAAATCCTTCGACCTCAGTGAAGCTGTCAGGACGCTCGGTTATGAAGTCATGCTGGATGCGAAGGTCCGCAATGTTCTTCGCCGGCAGGTCCCTTTTCTTCAGGTAGATGAGCGCGTCCATGAGGACAACGATCGTCTTGCCGGGAATCCACGACGGGCCGAATTTCTTCAGGCAAAGATAGAACGTGTAGGGGTACTTAGTCGCATCGTCTACATAGAGCGAGATAGGTTCTCCGGTCCACATCGTCTGCTCATCGAGCATGCCCTTGTGGAACTCGACCAGCGGCTCATAGGGCTTCAACGCCTCGCGAACCCAAGGCAATGTATCGTCGCCCTCCTTGAACTCGACTCCCTGCTTTCGAGCTTTCTCAGCGCTGCTGGCGGACATCGTAAAGCTGTCGAACGTATGAATTCTGATGTTGTGATCGTCGGCTCTCGACTGCAGTCCAGTCGCCATTTGAGAAGTGCCAGCACCGAGCCAGGTTCCCAACTCGACGATTTGCGTGTTGACTGGCGCGTGCTTCGCCCAATCGCGCAGAAAGCCGCCGATGCGACGACCGCCCATTTCCGGAATTTCTTGAGACATTTCGACTCCCCCTTGTGGCGGCACATAACACTACGCAAAAGCGAAATTCAATGAGGGAAGGTCGATGAGGCGCGGTGCTTGGATGCCCTGGTTGTTACGGCGGGCCTTCATACTGGCATGTGGCATCAGTACCGTGGCCTACGCGCCTTTATCACCTTTTCGATAGCCTCAACGGATTCCTGGACATAGACAGTTATCGGAACCTGCCCGCCGTCATCCCTGTCGGCATTCGCGGCAAAAATGATCTGTGTCCCGGTAGGGTGTTCATTCAGGTGCAGAACGGAGTTGAGGTTCACAAGAGTTCGCTTCTGTTTGGTAGTCGTAAGAGAGATCCACATTTGAAATAAATTGCCCCATAATTTGCACTAATGGCATGCATCTATTCCACTACTCGCTTGATGATTGCAATGGAATTCTTGCGCACCAAGACGGCGGTTTATCGAGACAAAATGACGCAGGGAAAGTCGACGCGGTGCGGACAAGGGATCTTGCTCTGCTGATGCAATCAACTAAGGATTGCGTCGTCTGTGAATTCGAACGCTCAGACGCCGGGCCTCTTCTTTCGTCGAGAGAGAAGGGGCCCTTTTCGTGGCCGATGCCTTAGAACCACCGATCGCTCGTCTCTCCCTCCAGCATCGCGACCGCATCGGCCTCAATGCCGCGACAGATCTCTTCATATTCCGCCAGCAGCTCTTCACGACATGGGACCTCCTTGCGGAGCTCGTCGACCATCAGCGCAGTGACCTCATAGACCCGGCAAAGGCTCTGAAATGCGAGCCTGTGGGCGCTAGGGATTTTGCCGCGATAACCAGGCAGGGCAAGCCTGAGGCGCGCTCTACCTGCCCTGATCAGCGGTATTCCTGAGTTCATTTGGGCATCGAGCAAATCGGATTCGTCCGGGTGCCCCGCGTCAGTTTCATTATTTTCCATGGGCAGGCCTCTTCGCAGCGTCCGCGCCGGGCGATCCAGCTCATCTGCGTTTATCACAAGCAGCACCAACCAGGAGACCATTATGGCTCGGGAAACTCTTCCCGTCGCCCTCGAACTCATGTTCGGGGATGAGAAGAGAAGGGACTTTTGCTTTCCAAAACACAAAAGACCCGCGATCCGGCCGAGGATCACGGGTCAGTTGTCCGCACGCCACCAGGAGTATTTGGGCGAGGCTCGTCGCCTCCTGCGGTTGGAAACGAGCCTGCGGCCGCCGTAAATGAGGCGGCTGCTAACAGAAGCAAACCACAGATCAGGTCCTCCAACCATTCAGCTATCAGGCTTAACGGGCTCGTCCTTACGGGGAGGAAGAGGGTATCGCCTGCGTCCTTGAGCTGAAGCCACAGGCTCCCATCCAATAAAATCAGGAGACTTCAATGAGCGCCATCACCGCTCAGCACGTTCGCGCTGCCGCAAAGGGCAGGGTGAACGAGAGCAACCTCGCGTCCGTGCTCGTGGCGCTGGACATATACGGGGAGCGTTTCGGCATGGACCGGCCGCACCGGATCGCCCAGTACTTCGCCCAGCTCATGCATGAAAGCGGCGACTTCCGCTACGACCGCGAGATCTGGGGGCCGACGCCGGCGCAGCAGCGATACGACACCAGGACCGATCTCGGCAACACGCCGGAGAAGGATGGCGACGGCTATCGCTACCGTGGCCGTACCGGCATGCAGCTTACCGGCAAGGACAATTACCGCCAGTTCCGCAACTGGTGCCGCGCGGCCGGTCTCGATTGCCCCGACTTCGTCAAGGATCCGGACGCCGTCAACGCCGATCCTTGGGAAGGCTTGGTGCCTTTGTTCTACTGGGACACGCGGGATCTGAACCGCTGGGCAGACCAGGGCGACGCCGAGACCATCACGAAGAAGATCAACGGCGGAAAGAACGGCCTTTCTGATCGCTTCGATCGGCTGGCGCGGATCTCGCTCGTTCTCCTCGGATACCGAGCCGACAACGTCCTTCAGTTCCAGGCCGACCAGCGCCTGCAGGTCGATGGCGATGTCGGACCGAAAACGCGCGCTGCGATGCATACAGCGCTGGTGGCGCTCACCCCGGGCGAGGCGGCGCGGCCGGAGGTCAAAGCCGCACCGGTAACCGAGGAGAAGCCGGTACCGGTTCCTGTCACGCCGCCGAGCCTCGATGCACCTTGGTGGAAGTCGAAAGAGGTCATCACCCCGTCTGTCATCGGCGGCGGCGCTTCGCTGCTCACCGCGATCGGCGGCATACCGTGGCAAAACCTCCTCCTAATCCTCGTCGCATTCGGAGGCATTGCCGGCTTTCTCTACTGGCGCAAGAACGCCGATCGGAAGGCCGTCGCGAAACAGGTCGAGGGGATGGCGTGATGGCTGCTCTCTCGAAAAAGCTCCGCGGCGTCGAGGGCGGCCGGCTCATGTTCTGGTGCCCGGGCTGCGATGGCGCGCACCAGATCGGCGTCGGCGATGGGCCGGGGCCGCGCTGGGGATACAACGGCAACCCGGATGCGCCGACTTTCACTCCTTCGGTGCTTGTCACGTACGACGGCCCGGACGCCAGCAAGGATGGTGCGCCGCCTGCGATCTGTCATTCGTTCGTGACTGACGGCCGCATCCAGTTCCTTTCGGACTGCACGCATGCGCTCGCCGGGCAGACGGTCGACGTACCAGACTGGGAGGATGCGTGATGTTCAGCCGCATCTCCGTTGCCGCTGGCGCGATCGCCGGCGGCTTCGTCGTCTTGCTTGTCACGCAGGCAGTCAACGCCCTCTGGACCATCCCTGCGGCGCGGGAAGAGGGCAGGAGGCTCGAGCGGGTCGAACTCGAAGCTGCCACCACCAAAGCAATCGGAGAACTCGCCAATGAAGCTGATCAGGCTCGGGTTAATCGTCGCCTCTGCATTGAGCGCGGCCGGGTGTATCTCAACTCAAGCGGTAAATGCGTCGAAAGACCGGCTCAACCAGGCGGCTAGGGCCGTCGTAGGTACATCACTAATCGGCGCTCGAGGCGCAACGCCGGCCGATCAGGACAAGATCGACGAAACAGTCGCCGGGCTATGCGGCGCCCGCGCCTGGACTCAGAGCGAATGCGGCCGCCACGACGCGGCGCAGCAGTAATCAACCAAGCGAAATCGCATTGCATACGAGGGGCATCGATGGGGAACAACGAGGATGAAGCTATGGAACTGCCGAAGCGTGCCGCAAGGCTTGAATGGAACCTCAACACAATAATCCAGGGTGTCACCCTGCTTGTCATGGGCATTGGCGGCGTCACCATTTGGGTAGAGAAGAGCCGGGATATCGAAGAGCTCCAGTCCTGGCGAACATCAGTCGAGCAATCGCAGAAGGACCGGCTCGCCGAATTCCGTGAGCGCGACGGACGGACGGAAGAGCGATTTCGCGGGTTGGAAAACGAGGTCCGGAAGATCGACAATCTCACGTATCGCGTCACTGTCACGGAGCAGTCGACGGCGACGATCACAACCGCGATCAAGGATCTCCAGTCGCTGCTAAACGCGCAGTCGGGCGACCTGAAGGTCGTGCGCGAGATCTTGCAGAGGATCGAGGCGAGCCAGCGCGACGGCGCGCAACTGCGACGCTGACAAACTAGAGTGGCTCGCCAGTTACTGCATGAGGGTAGCCCTTGCCTGGTACGATCCGTCGTGTGAAAACGGCTTCATTGAACTTGGAAAACAGCACGATGCCTCCCCCTCGCGACGCCAGCACGGAAATTATCACATCGGCCGACGGGCTAAGCAGAATCGTAATCGCAGCCCGGGATGACAGTTTCTACACTTGGCGTCACGAGGTCTATTTGCCTCCGAACCCTGAGTACGGCTTCACAGAAGATTGGAACGCTGATCCCCATTACGGCAAAGGGATTTATGCCACGAGGGAGCACGCATTGCAGGACGCGCTCCGTCAGGTGAAGTGGTTGTCGGCGGTGCTAGATCGTTCTTGATCCCGCTTCCGCTGAGAGTACAATAGGCTATGCGACGTTCGAAGCGGTTCCCTTGGATGGAACAGGGCGAATAGGCCCCAGCTAGATGATGACAGCGTCGCGACCGGAGCTGCAGCGGACCTTGGCCAATCCTACCTGCAGCTCTATTTGTGTCAGGCCATCTCTCGATCGTGAGGAGCGGGGCTGCCGCCGTCATCGTCCCCGCCGTCATCGTCCGGCCACCAACCCTTCCAATCGTCTCCCAGCGCTTCTTTCGCTTGGCGGCCGTCCAGGCGGGCGATGAGGATCTGAAGCAGTTCGTGCTCTGAAATGTCGCTCTCCGGCGGCAGGTAGGCGGCAATGTCCTTCTGGCAGTCCCAGATAAGCTGCTTCATCTTCTCTTTGTCGGCCATGGTCTGCTCCGAATAGCAATATCGCCTCAAAGTGCGATCCATGCAGAGGCGAATAGTGCAATGACAATAAGAAGAATTAGGATGCCAGCAAGATTGATCGAGCTCATTACATTCGTCCTCGGCAGGTCAACACACCACCACGACCGAAGTTCCCAGCGTTGCCGAACTGCGAGCGGCCCCTGTCCTTCATGTTCGTAAAGCGATTCAGGCAGTCTTCGCCCTTTCGAGTTAATCAGGACGTCTTGCTGGACGGGGAAAGCCATTTGGCAAATATTGAATGTGCTCGCAGCGCGCTAAGGCACGACGTAACGACATAGCTTTTCAGGAGCAATTTAGAGCAGACCCCGCCACGAGCCACGGGGTGTTGGTGGCGGGGTTGCTTGCGCGGCGACGGTCAATGCCGCGGCTGCACCTCGTGGCGCGACTTCCATTCCGGCCTATGCACAGAGCAGAACCAGTTCGGATCCGACCGGCCGACGGCGAAGCCGAAGCTTCCCCATTTCGTGCAGCCCGGGTGTTCGCAGTAGTGGACAAACGGCCCGGCCTGGATGTGGGGCTTGGCTCCCAGTTCGTCACTCATGTCGATCGCCTCCACGGCCGGCGCCAAACTGCTGCTCGAAGGCCTCTTCCCAATTCGGATGGCAGGAGGCGCCGACGTGCTTCAAGGGCTCGAAATGGTATCGCGCCAGCAGTGCGGCCGAGATTATCCGTGCCATCTCCTTTCGCGCCCCTTCTGCTTTCAGCCGATCGCGATCGCAGGCGGCCCGCCTCAGTTCGAGCGGGATCGCGTAGAGCGTCTGCGTAACGAACGGCGCGATCGCCGGAGACCGCAGCACCGTCTCGACATCGAAGATAGCAAAGGCCCCGAAGGATTCGGCAATTCCCTTGGCGAGTTCCTGGACGCCGCGCACCTCGACGGGACGGCGATACTGATCGAGGCCGGCGTAGGCCCGCCTTTGGTGCGGAGGCAT